TCTCCTGAAACATACTCTAAGAATCCGACCCCGCCACATTTTTGTCAGTTTTTAAGCTAAACCTGTCACAGCTAGCAGACTTCCAAATCTGCCACAACATCACATTTTTGTCAGTTTTTAAGCTAAACCTGTCACAGCTAGCAGACTTCCAAATCTGCCACAACATCACATTTTTGTCAGTTTTTAGCTAAACCTGTCACAGCTTTTCAGGAACATTCCTGGACCACGCATATTTTTCGACCTTTTTAATCAAACAAGGTTACAGCAACATGTCGGAATCGTTAGTCCAAAGGCATGGTCAGAAGACTGAAAACGATCAAGCATTAGCTGATGCACTCGCTGCTGGAGATGATGAGACGCCATCACCACCACCACCAATGCCTCCGATGGTTGCTGCTGTTCTTATCACCAAGACAGATGATTTGGAGCCGCTACCACCACCACCACCACTAGTGCGTCAATATGCCTGGACAGCTGATGATATAGCTCGTAGTACTGCACTCGCCGCTGCAGATGATGAATTGGGACCACCACCACCGCTAGTGCGTTGTGATGGCATGACAGCTTATGATATAGATCGTAGTGCTGAACTCACCGCTGCAGATGATGAATTGGGACCGCCACCACCACCACCACAGCTAGTGCGTTGTGATGCCATGACGGTTGATTATTCGGGGTCGCCACCATCACCACTAGTGCGTCAATACGCTAAGACGGCTGCAGAGATAGCTCTTGGTGTCAAGGCTGAACCATACGACGATGGTGAGCCACCACAACCACTGCTAGAGCGTCAAGATGCAATGGTAGGTTGTTATGCTTTGGGACAACAGCAAGACATTGTGCGAAGCCTTTCGCCATTTTCGCCTCGAGTTCACACACAGCGACCACCATCGAAATACGAACAAGCATTAGCCGCTGCACAGCGCGACTGTAAGATATTCATAATCATAGCAGGCGATGATGATCCCGGACCACCACCACCAATGGTGCGTTCTGTTCAAACCGATTATTACAGTTATAAGCATTGGGAACCTGATTATGATCCGTTTTATGATCCGTTTTGTATTCAAGGATGTACCAAAAAAATGCTTGAACAGAAGATCAAATGCGATCAAGCATTGGTGGATGCGATGTTTAATTGTATGAGATTCACTGGTACATGCAATACTGGATATACCATAGAAAAGCTTGAAAAGAATATCGAACGTGAAAAAAAGTTAGCTTCAAGCATGGTTGAATGGAAGACATCTTTGCGTTCTAATGCAACCGTCTTTGCTGCACCAAATGCCGGCACGGCGATGTGGCGCCCCATTTGTGTGACAAAGACGGTTGTTTGTGATGCAGCGGCAGAGACGGTTGTTGGTGATGCAGTTACGCCACAACCACCACAACAACTACTGCCAATACCAATGGTGCGCCACATCGCCGTGTCGGCATTTGGTGCAGAGGCAGACGATGATCTCGGACGTCCAACATATGCAACCAAGTATTATTGATTTCTTTGCTGATGAGAATGGTGCAGCGGCAGAGATGTCATCACTACTACCGGTGCCACTACTAGAACCACTGGAGTCACTGGAACCACTACTGGATCCCCCTCGTGCAACGGCTGCCACTGGAGCTACTGGAACCACTACTGGACCCCCTCGTGCAACGGCTGCCACTGGAACCACTACTGGACCCCTCGTGCAACGGCTGCCACTGGTTTTCGTACTCGCACCCCTCAAACCCTGTTGGTAGGTGATGAGCGACATCACTAGTTTTTGACTAGTTTTTTTTTATTCAAAATTAGTTTTTGACTAGTTTTCTTTATTCAATCAAAAATAAGAAAATTTGATATTATTTTATATTACTGTATAATTTTATATAGTAATATAATGGCTATCAAACGATTACATACTGAATATAACCAATATTTAAAAGATCCAAATCCTTTTTACAGCATTGAACCAAACTCTACTAATATGTTTGTTTGGAATATTCTATTATTTGGTGCATCAGGAACTATTTTTGAAGGTGGATTATTTAAATGTCAATTTAAATTTAGTAACAAATATCCGAATAAACCACCTGAATTTAAGTTTTTGTCTAATATACTACATCCAAATATTTATATTGATGGTAAAGTATGCATTAGTATTTTACATGAAGGAGCAGATCAATTCGGATATGAAGATATTTCAGAAAGATGGAGTCCTTCTCATAGCGTAAATAGCGTATTAATGAGTATCTTATCAATATTATCAACTCCTAATTTTGAATCACCTGCAAATGTTGACGCATCTTTAATGTGGAAAAATGATTGGATTCAATATAAAAAGCATATCTATAAATTAATTTAATATATAAAATAAAATATATACATGAAAAGTATAAACAAAAACTCGCTATAAATTGATAAAATTAAACATATATTTAAAATGAATGATTTTGTTTTATATATTTTAAAAAATGAACATGAAAATCAATCTAATTATTTATTAAAATGGATATCAATATCAGGTTTTACAATGACATGTAATGAAAATAGTAATTCATTTGATTTATTAAAAATAGATAAAATTTTAATAAAAGAAACAGGTTCTTATAAATATATAATTCCTCATAATTTTAATATATTAAGTTGTTTATCCCTACATTTATACGATATTGGTAATAGATTTCAAATTACATTTAATGGTGTAATAATTACGGAAATCGTATTGACAAAACATAATATAAATAATTTTATTTTACTTATTAAAGAACTTTATCCAATATTTATCAAAGACTTGACATGTACAAAAATAATATTAATATCATTAGATAGACCTTTGAATAAAAAAATATATATATATGGTTTTAATCATAAATGTGGTATGTTTTCAGAGACTGGTTTTATACACAAAATTGATAATATCTTATCATTAAATTATAAAAATGGTATTTATATTAAAAATATTATAGATAAAAGAAAGTTATATAATATTATTAATGATACATAAAAATATAATTTTATATAATGAAAAATTGGTATATTGCTGGTTTTCCATTATTAAAAATGATAATAAAATAATAATAAAAATCCAAGATATAAAAAACGATATAATAAAAATACCTGTTTATAATAAACATAATGGTCTTGATTATATTCCCGTATGTTTTCCAATTGAATATATAATAATAGATAATTCTGTTTTTAATCCATATATTATTTTATCATCATATAATATACAAAATAATAATGATATTGATTTTTTTAATAATATAAACCGATTAATAATTAATAAATTTAAATTTAACATTATAACATTTGATAACTTTTTAAATAATCCAAAATTTAATTTAATTAATATTTTAAATAATAATTATAACGTTAATTTAGAAATGAATAAAATAATATTATCAGAATTTATAAAAAAATTGTGGTTTAATATAAATATAATAAAATTATATATTACTTTTATATTAATAAATCATCCAATTAATAAAAAAAAGTTGCATAACAATCCTAAAATAATACAAAAAATTAGTAATAATTTATTAAATTTTAAATACTCTTTAACAAATATTAATTCAGAATATAACATGTCATTAAAAGAGTATATAAATTATGATTATAGTACGCATTTAGTATTAGATGATTTAAAAATAAATAATTATTACTTTATTAAAACAAAGAATACAAAGAATACAAAGTTTCGAATTTTTATTAATACCATTACTGAAAATATAATTAATAATAAAATAATTTTTGAAAATAATGAATGGTATTATTATTCAAATATAAATATTAGTAAAAGTTTTATAATATATCAAACAAATATAAATAATAATTTTACAAATGAAATTATTAAAAATATGATAGGAATTAATGATACAAATATAATTAAATATTATATGATTGATGATAAATTAAATAATTTAAAATTATTATCAAATATTAATATCGAATTAAAAATATTTATGGATGACATAAATATATTAAAAACAAATTCATATGATTCTGATTTTATAAAGTATATTACAACAAAATATACAGCTAATGAGAAAATATATGAAATTCTTGAAATATTATTTAATAATTATATGTATCCGTTTAAACAAAATCGTTATAACATTGAAACAACCTTTGATTATATTATGTATATAAGTATACATAATTCTAAAATCATAATTAATAATAAAAACCCTTTTATTTTAAACTCAAAAATCAATAATATCATTCCTTTTAAAATAAAAAAAATATATATTAATTTTTTAAAAATAATTCAAACATTAATACAAGAAGATTATAATTTAATAAATTTTAATAATATTTTCTACACAGACCACTTGCATAAAAAAATAATTAAATTATTATTAGGTAATACAGATTCATTAACTGTTTTGTTATTTAAAGAAATTATCCCAAGTAAAATATATAATAGATTCAAAGAAATAATAATAAATAATTTATTGTTAATTGATATATCGAATAAATTAACATTGGCAACGATACAAATTAAATTAAATTATCTCGATTTTTATTATATTAATAGTGATATTATATATTATCATCATAAAATAAATAAAAATTTAATTCCAAATAATTTTGATATTAAAATTAAAAAAATAATAGAAAACCCATTTGAAATGTATAAAAATATTAAAAATGAAAATGAATTTATTATATGGACACATTTTATATCAAATAGAGTTGATGAATTATATTTAGTACCATTGTTTTTAAATTTTGAAGATTTTGATAATATTGGTAAATTAATATATTTATTATTTAACATAACAGAACAAAATTTAAATAATCAAACTTATAAAGATTTTTTAATTTTTTGTAATTTGCATAAAAAAATTATATTAACTTCAACAAGAATAAATTTAAGAATAAATGATTTTTTTCAAAATATAAAAATTAATTTAGGATTTTTAGCAAAACATTTAACATTAGATCAAATTAAAACATATTATATTAATGAAAATATTAATTAAAAATTAATTAAATTATTTTGTTCAGTTGTAGTACTATTATTTGATTCATCTAATCTTATACTTGTATCACTATCAGACATATTTGAATTTTTAACAATTTCGTTATAATTAGTTTTTTCTTTATTATTTTTTCTTTCTACTATTAAATTAGTAATTGTATTTGATAATATAATATTATGATAAATCCAAATTTTTCGATAAGTTTTACCAATTGTAACTTCAGATATTTCAAAAATATCAGAAATTTGTTTTTTTGTTACTGCCAAGTTATAATAATCAACAACTAATAATATACATCCAGATGCAACAGACGGTGGTTCGTGTGTTGATGCTAGTTCTAACTTGTGAATATTATTAGATACATCCTTTGCTTTAATAATATATTCTTTTCCAATATTTAATTTTTTTGAAAACCTTTCAATAAAATCACATGATTGGGAACTTTTAATATCATAAAAAAGTGTTCCAATATCAATTATATCACAAAACTTGCGACATCCTTGATTCACATTTCTAATTTCTAAATCATAAATATCTGCTATTTCTTTTGGGCTTCTTGTTTCTTTTTGTAATTTACATGCATAAAATAGACATGCAGCAATAGTTGAACGACGATTAACACATCTCATAATTATATTCTTTCCTTTTCGTTTTCCTTTAACATGAACCGATTCAGATATTTTCTTATATAATAATTTAGCACTATCAATAATTGTCTGTGTAATCCCATATTTCTTACATTTATATTGAATAGTATCAAGAACATCCATTAAACTTTTTTCTTTATACGGCATCTGTCCTTGTTTTTGTAGAAAACTTAAACGATTAAATCCTTTTGATACAATCTTTGTTCCTAATGATGATTTAGGATAAAAGTGGCTTGTAGGTGCACCATATGATGATGCATTACTGTCAATATTATTATTCATTTCAGGATTTTCATTTAAAAATTCTTTATTAATTACACCACAATCTGTACACACCATATGTCCTTTTGCATTATCAATTATCAAGTTTGTGCCTCTGCAACTAATACATTCAGCATCTAATGTTGAATCTGTTTTATTTAAATCTAATCCTAATAATAGGTTATCAAGTTGAAAATCATCCATATCTAAATATTTATTTTTATCCATTTGTTATTATATTCAATCTTGTTTTTATATACATTTAAAATTCAATTTTTTATAATAAATAATTATTTTTTATAATAAATAATTATTTTATAATAATTATTTATTTTAGTTTAGATTGTTCAAGATAATTTATTATATACCTTGGATAGAAACTCGTTCATATTTTCTAATTGATATCCCCCTGCTAATAAACCCATGTCATATAATAAAGATACATACTCGCTATTATAATTTTCTTGAGAAATTTTAGTGATTAATGCATGTGATGGATTAATTTCAAGTGTTCTGCGACCTGCCATAAATTTTAACATATCATTATTACCTAATGCTTGTGCATTCATAATTCGTTCCATGTTAGCGGACATTCCAGTAGCACTTGTTACGATAGCTGGTTGACTTACTAATTTTTTTGAAACAACTACTTTTTCAATCTTATCACCTAAAACTTCTTTTAATTTACTACAAATTTCATTAGTTAATACATCTACAGGTTCATCAGGTAATTCGAGTTTCAAATCATCTCTAGATACATTAATAAATGATTTATCTTTATAATCTTTAACACTTTGCATTAAATATTCATCAATTGGTTCTGTCATATAAATAACTTCATAGTCATTTTGAACCAATTTTTCAATAAATGGAGATGATTTTGCAGAACTCATCGAATCTGCATTAATAAAATAAATTCCAGATTGAGATTCTTTCATATTTTGAATATAAGTTTCTAATTTAATTTGAGATTCTCCAGATTTAGATGTTGAAAATCGAAGTAGATTAATTAATTTATCTTTATTCATTTTATCTTCATGGATTGCTAATTTAATGTTCCTACTAAAATTAGTATAAAAAGTAATATATTCGTCTTCGTTATCAGCAAGATCATTAAACATATCAATTGTCTTTTTAACAAGAATTTTACGAATTTGTTTGGTAATATTACTCTGTTGTAATAATTCTCTGCTTGCATTTAATTCAAGTTCTGGACAATCAACAACTCCTTTAATAAAATTAAAATATTCAGGATATAAATCAGAACAATTATCAGTAATCAATACTTTTTTAACATATAGTTTAATGTTACTCTTGTTTTTCTTGTTATCAAACATATCAGAAGGTGCTGTTTTTGGAATGTATAAAATACTTGAAAAATTTAAATTTCCTTCAGTTTTAAAATGTTTGACTTTTTGAAAAGTATCAAAATCAGAACTTATTGATTTGTAAAAAACATCGTGTTCTTCTTGTGAAACATCTGATGGATTTTTTACCCATATTGATTCTTTATTTAATTTTTCATAAACAATTTCGGTAACTTCATCTGTTACTAGTTCTTCGTTATCAGAACCAATATCAGAATCTGAATCAACAATTACTGATTCGTCTGTACTTGGTTCTACCTCTGTGCTTGGTTCTACCTCTGTGCTTGGTTCTACCTCTGTACTTGGTTCTACCTCTGTGCTTGGTTCTACCTCTGTGCTTGGTTCTACCTCTGTGCTTGGTTCTACTTCTGTGCTTGGTTCTACCTCTGTGCTTGGTTCTACCTCTGTGCTTGGTTCTACCTCTGTGCTTGGTTCTACTACAACTGGTTTTTGAACTTTCTTTTTCTTTAATAAAAAAATTGGGTATGAAATAAATTCAGAATATTTTTTAACAATTTCTGTAATTTTGCTATCATCTAAATATTCAAGCTGTTCTTCTTTTACGTGTAAAACCATTCGTGTTCCTCGTTTTAATGTATTATCTTCTACTTCTGTAATAGAATATCCTGATACTGCATCCGATTCCCAAAGTAATACTTTATCAACTTCTGGATGTTTTGTAAAAACTTGAACTTTATCAGCAATCAAAAATGCAGAATAAAAACCAACACCAAATTGACCGATTAAATTTGATTTGGTTGAATCTGTAGATAAAATATTTTTAATAAATTCTTCTGTACCTGATTTAGCAATAGTACCAAGACAATTTACAAGATCTGTGTGTGTCATACCAATACCAGTATCTTCAATAATAAATGTATTATTATCTTTGTTTGCTTGAATTTTAATAGATAATTCAGTTGATGATTCCAAGTAATGGGGTTTGTTTAATGATTCATGTTTAACTTTATCCAAGGCGTCTGAAGCATTAGATATAAGTTCTCTTATAAAAATTTCTTTTGATGAATAAAAATTATGAATAATCATATTCATTAATTTTGGGATTTCTGCACTGAAGGAATAACTTGTCATTAATATTTAAAATAACAAAAGTTTAAATTATTTTTAAAAAAATAATATATTTAAAGCAAGTTATATTTTTATACTAAATAATATCCAAATTATCGATGATTTTAACAAATTCTTGTAATATAACTTGAATATAATTTGTATTATTTGATTTTATTAGAACATCAACAAAATAAATATTCATATTAATTATACTTAATGCTTCCTGTATAAATTTAATATCATTTTTCGTAATATCATATATTAATGATAATTCTTTGATTGAAATATAAAATAGAAATAAATCATTTTTATCAATTTTTTGAATATTATTATTTAAATTATTTAAAATATATTTATTAATAAATTCTGATATTGGATGTTGTTCAATTTCGTCATTTTTAAATAATGAAAAAATAATATAATATGAAGATTCCATTATTTTATTATCCAATCTATAATTTGGTATTTTTTCTTCAGATAGTTGTTGTGATGCACCGCCATCAATTCGTTTCTGATGATTTAATATACTTCTTTCTTCATATATATTTTCTTTTTTTTGTTTTTGTTCTTTTCTTTCTTTTTCTAACAAATTTTCTTTTTCTTGTTCTAACTGTTCTTTTTCTTGTTTTCTTTCTTGTTCTAACAATAATTCTTCTTCTTGTTCTAACTGTTCTTCTTTTTGTATTTTTAAAAGATACATATTATGTCTTTTTAGACGGATTTCGATTAATTGATCATTAATAGGGGGTGTAATAGACATTAATAATCTTATACATATACTAATAATAATAGTAATAATCAATTTTTATATTTTTTGTATAAAAATTGATTAAATCTTTTTATAAACATATTAGTAATATTATTAATGTCAACTGAAACACAAGTATTTAGAATTTCACCTAAAGTAAATAATTATTACAAAACATATGTATTTACTAGGTCAACAGGCGTATATCAAAATAAACTATATTATTCATCAAACAAAGGTAGGTATGTTGGTAAATTTATAAAACATATATCAACTGGTTATCATGATAATGCAACACATGTCGATGAATTTAATAATAATGGAAATCTTGAATATGTAAATTATACATATGAAGGAACTACATGTTTTGTTCAAGTATTTCCTGATGATATTGAAAATAAATAATTTTTTTAAAATATCATCATGAATAATTGTTATTGAATCAGGTATCGTAATATCTGTTAAAAATTTTTATAAAAAAACAACTCTTATGTGGTAATATATATCGCATTACCCTAAAGTAAATAAATATTATGATACGAATATGTCTTTAAAAATATTCACGAAATTGAAAAATAAATATGAATTGATGAAAAATTTATTTTAATACGAATATGTCTTTAAAAATATTCGTGAAATTGAAAAATAAATATGAATTGATGAAAAATTTATTTTAATACGAATTGTTGCATTATCAATAGTATATGATTTGATAAAACATTTTCTTTAATCATATCTATTGCGATATTATGTTTTTTTGATTAGAAAGTGTTAATGCTATTATTGATTTTAGATTTTCATTATCATTTAATATAGTTGTTAATTGATTTCCAGTGAAAGCATTAACACCAATTTTAGTTACATATTTTGGAATTGTTAAAGTTGTTAATTGACTTCCAAAGAAAGCATAGTCACCAATAGTAGTTACAGAATCTGGAATTATTAAAGTTGTTAATTTATTTTTAGAGAATGCATAGTCACCAATAGTAGTTACAGAATCTGGAATTGTTAAAGTTGTTAATTGATTTTCTGAAAAAACATGTTTACCAATAGTAGTTACAGAATCTGGAATTGTTAAAGTTGTTAATTGATTTTTTGAAAAAGCATAGTCGCCAATAGTAGTTACCGAATCTGGAATTGTTAAAGTTGTTAATTTATTTTTAGAGAAAGCATTGTCACCAATAGTAGTTACAGAATCTGGAATTGTTAAAGTTGTTAATTGATTTTCTGAGAAAGAATAGTCGCCAATAGTAGTTACAGAATTTCCAATTGTTAAAGTTGGTAAGTAATTTTCTGAAAAAGCATAGTTGCCAATAGTAGTTACAGAATTTCCAATTGTTAAAGTTGTTAAATGATTTTTTGAAAAAGCATAGTCGCCAATAGTAATTACAGAATCTGGAATTGTTACAGTTGTTAAATAATTATTCGACAACCATTTGTCAGGGATAGTTATCAATTTTTTTTTAAATGTTACAGAGTTTATTCCCTTATTTGAATATATTTTTGTGCTGACAACGCGAATACGAGTCTTAACTGTAGAAGGGTATGTTTTAACACTACTACCACCTATTTTATTTAATAAATCCAAATATTTAATTTTATACTTTTTATATTTATAAAAATCACTCATATATAATACATTATAGAAAATATTAAATTTTACATACTAATGGTGCATCATCTGTTTTATAAGAATTCCTATTATAAAATAAATTGCAATCAATTGCAGATTCTTTTAATACTAATTCAAATTGTTCAATTAATTTATTTTTCTTTTTAGCCAAACTCCAAATGTATTGGTCAATTGTTGTTTCGCCAGGATATGTTGCTAAATATAAATATATTTTTACCATTTGTTTATTTTTTGGTACATCTTTATGAGAACAAAATCTAACCGCACGTCCCATAATTTGTAACATTCTAGACATATTCCAATATGGTTCGATAATATGAACTTGTTGAACTCTAAATAAACTAACACCTTCTTTTATTGATGGGCTACCTAACATTATCTTAATTTGATTTCCAGATTCATTTTTTTTTTCATTATATATATATTTAATATTATCTTTAACATCTTGAGATTCTTCACCAGACCATATGGCAAATCGTTTTATACCAGAACCTTTTTTAACATAATGTTTCCATCCATGATATTCTAAGAAAGTTATAAAACATTTAATACCACCTAGTTCTTTAAAATTAGAATATACAAATACAGGACCGTCAGATGTATTGATTTTTTTAAGGATTTTATAAAATTTAATTGAATATTTATTAATATTTTGAAATTGTAATTTATCACCTTTAAACGAACTATATCCTAATTCACCTATAGATTTATTTGGAAATGCAATATTTGAAATAAATCTTGGTCCTAAAAAAAAATTCTGTGGTAATTTTAATATATCAACATTTTTAAACGAACCTCTTATAAAACTATCTTCTGTGCTTAAACTGGTTAAATAACTTTTATATTGAAATTCTGACATTTTACATTTAACTATTTTAAATTCTGTTTTTGGATAAGCCTGTGGTGGCGCACCTCTATAATAAGATATTAAATTAGAAACTTTTAATCTAAAATCTTGGATATTATCTATTTCATAATTTGTTGCACAAGTATTAATTTTTATTTTCATATATTCTTGATTAAATTTTGTTATTGGTAATAAATCATCTATTTTGAGTAAATTTAATGTTAACGCTATTTCAACAGGTTGATCAAACATTGGTGTTGCACTTAATAATACTAATTTTAAATTTGAGTCAGAATTGTCTATTACTTTTTTTAATGATTTATAAAACGAACCTTTCATAGATATCATATTTTGAACTTCGTCAATAATTAATAAAGTGTTATTTAATTTTTTTATTTTATTTTCATTAATTAAAGCAACAAATTTATGGTATGAATAAATTGTATAATATTTATCAATACGTTTATTGATTTTTGTAATTATATTATTATATTCTACATCAGTTGGTTGTAATTTTTTTAATTGTTTCCTTTCATCAACAGTAACATAATTAGATCCTGTACATTCAGATCTTATTTCTGTAAAAATATTTCCTTTTAATGCTGCAGGTAATACAAAAACAATATTCATTTTTTTTTTAAATTTCTCAGCAATTGAAATAGCAGTACATGTTTTACCAGCTCCTATTTGATGAAATAATAATATACCACGAATATTAGGATGTACCTTCCAAGGACATAATTTACTTGTCAATAGTTCTGGTAAAAATCGTTGAGGGGGTTGTAATGTATATTTTTTTGGATAACAAAAATCTTCCATTTTTTCATTTGTAATTGGTATTTTATATTTTTTAAATTCTTTATTAAAGATTGCCATATTATTTTTATTTAGAAAATAATATTATAAATTATACTTTAGTAAATTTATTATTAATTTCTAACTCAAATAAATGCCAGAACATCAATATAAAGATAGTATTAATGGATTAGCACCAAAAGATATCATATACGGAGGATCTAAACACCATAGATCATCTAAACACCGCGACTCGTCTAGACACCACAGACCTTCTAAAGACTCTTCAATTATGTATCATGATCCACGATTAATGTCGCCATGGAATCCATCATCTATACCATTATCTATGCCGTTAATATCGCCATTATTTGTGCCGTTATCTATGCCATCAAGTTCACCATTATCTATGCCATCAAGATCACCATTATCTATGCCGTTATCTATGTCGTTAAGATCACCATTATCTATGCCATTAAGATCACCAGTAACACAACAACGATCACATCTTTTAACAAAAATAGATCAATTATTATTAGATGTATTACATAAATCTCCGTCTAGTGCTGTATTACCACCACCGCCATCAGAAATAGATCAATTATTATTAGATGTAATACAAAAACATCAGTTGAAAACTGTACCACAACAAACAGAAATAAATCAATTATTAATTAAGATATCTCATGATTTGAAATATAAAACATTATCACCAGATAAAATGCATCAATTATTAATCAATTTACTAAAATATCAATCTAAAACTTTATCATCACAAACATCACAACCATCACATGAAATAAATCAATTATTATTAAGATTAATAATAGAATTGTCTGAAAATCAGTCATCTCAAATAGATCAATCTTTATTATTAAAATTACAAGATTATTTATAAAATTATATTATTTTACAAGATTATTTATAAAATTATATTATTTTACAAGATTATTTATTAAAATAATATAAAATTTTACAAGGTTATTTTTTTAAAAAATTATATTATATTTTTTAAAATAAAATATAATTTATAATAATGGATACTTTAGATATTATAAATATTATAGTTATATTAATTATTAGTATATGTATTATTATTAATAATAAAAATGAATATATTACAAATATTATTACATATATATATAATAATAATATATTTAAGGTTGTAATTTTATTTATTATGGTTGTGATTACAAAAAGCAATCCAACATTAGCACTATTGCTTGCTATTATTTTTATTATCACACTTCAAAATAAGTTTAACGATTTTTTTAGTAATATGTGTGGCGATATTAAAAAAAAAGAAATTACTTATCCTAAAAATGTAACATTATTGTGAACGTAATTTAACAACAAAGGATTAACATGAATTTTATTTGCAGAATATTGTTGTGGAATTATATAGTTTTGACAAATTGGATACATATTTATACCAACTTTATCAATATTATTTTTTCTATAATATCGTAAATCAGCATTCATATGAGTCCATTGATCCTTAATTATCATTTGATGTATATCAACTGCATATTTCATTTTAACGTATTCTTTTATGGCTTCTTTAAAAGAATCTGCTGTAATTACAATGGGGTGTTGAAATCGTGGATAAACGACGGTATAGTTCATTATATAATGATATTAGAAAAAAATTTTTATATTTGATATTATATTATTAAAAAATTGATTAATACTTTTTAAAGAAATAATTTTAATATAAAATAACATATTTAAATGGGAATTAAAAATTTATTAAAATTTTTATTAGAACAAAAAGATATTGTAAAAAATATTAATATCAAAGAATACTATGGAAAAAAAGTTGCTGTTGATATTTCTATTATATTATATCAAATCGTTATTGCAATTAGAAAATCAGGTTCAGACCTTACTAATAATAAAGGTGAAATTACATCACATATATTAGGATTATTTAATAAAACTATTAATTTTTTAGATAAAGGTATCATACCAATTTATGTATTTGATGGCAAACCACCGTTACTAAAAAAGAAAGTTATTGATGCTAGAAGACAAATAAAACAAAATGCTATTGGAAAATTAAAAACTGTCATGACTCTAGAAGAAAAAATAAAATATTTAAAAAAGAGTGTTATTATAACACATAAACAATATGATCAATGTCGTGAATTATTAACAATTATGGGTATACCATATATTAATGCACCTGAAGAAGCAGATTCTGAATTAGCTTATTTATGTAAAGAAAATATGGTACATGCTGTTTTAACAGAAGATATGGATATATTAACATTTGGATCACCAAAAATAATTCGAAATTTATCATCAAATAATAAAATACCAATTGAAATTGACTTGGACACAACATTAAATAAACTAAATATAAATCATGAACAATTTATTGAATTATGTATTTTATTTGGTTGTGATTATTGCCACCATTTTAATAATATTAATTTTGATAAAATATATAATACATATATGCATCATAAAAATATAGAAAAAACAATTGAACAATTATCTTTTGATGGTTATAATATTCCAAAAAAATTTGAATACAAAGAAGCAAAACAATATTTTATTGATCAACGTCATTCACAAATTATACCAGAGACATTAAAATTAACAAAACCAAATACAGACCAATTATTAACATTATTAGTAAATAAATATGGTCTAACAAAATTTAAATTATTTAATAAAATTAATAAACTTGTTATAAATTATAATAAATTTCAAAATGTATAAAAAATTATTAAATAAATAATATTATAAAAAAAAATTGAATAATATTATTAAATAAATAATATTATAAAAAAAAATTGAATAATATTATTAAATAAATAATATTATAAAAAAAATTGAATAATATTATTTATATTTTCATAATATTATTTATTTAATGCCAATCTCTTTTAAAATCGTAGATTTTTTGATAAATGATAAATATTGTGAAATAAATTGTCCCATAACAAATTTAAATTTATTAAATATTCATAATTTATTTATTTCGTGGGGTTTAAAACAAGAACAAGTTGTTCAAATTAAATTTATTATTAATTCTGAATTAATGATAGATTTAAATAAATTATATTTAATTGATTATAATAAACAAAATATAATTTTTGTTTATGTTGAAAATGAAAACATAAAGCAAAAATTATGTAATATTATTGAAAATACTATTGTTGAAACCAAAAAATATGTATTAACTCGTGATATTATTAATAATATGAATGAAAATACATTATTATTATTATCAGATTATGATTTTATTAATATGTTATATGTTTATAAAAAATCACCAGAATTATTTAATACTTTATCTAATTTTATTCAAAAATATGATATAGCAACAGAATTTCAAGAAAATCCTTTGTTATTTTATAATAATGACTTTAATAAACTTTTATGTATTTATATAAATAAACCAAATCTATTTCATATGTTATCTAATTTTATTCAAAAAAATGATGTAATAGATGAAAGATTACCTAAAATAACTTTACTTGATATCGATATTCATTATTATAATAAATTAGTAGATTATATTATGAATATAAATATTGGGGTTTCACGGGATATTATAATGAATAAATTAATAAAATATTCAGGTCATCTAAATCTCACAATTAGATCTATTTTTAATGATACATAAGTAATTAGGTTTTATTTAATTTAATCTTGTTAGTTATTGCACTATAAAGCCCAACAAAAAGATTTGGTTTATTATCTTGAATATTATATAATTGATTTGTTTTTAAATCTCTTAAATAATATATTTTTTTATATTTCATTAATTCATATCCATTAACTTGAATAAAATTATCCAAATTAAATGGATCTATTAATGATTTATTGGTTTTCTTTCTTTTCACAGGTTCTGGGGTTGGTTCAGGTTCTTGTTCTGTGTCTTGTACAGGTTCTTGTTCAGGTTCTGTAATTGGTTCATGTTCTTGTTCTGCGATTGGTTCAGGTTCTTGTTCTATAATTGGTTCTGGAATTGGTTCTGGAATTGGTTCTGTAATTGGTTCTGGAATTGGTTCTGTAATTGGTTCTATAATTGGTTCTATAATTGGTTCTGTGATTGGTTCTGTGATTGGTTCTGTGATTGGTTCTGTGATTGGTTCTGTGATTGGTTCTGTGATTGGTTCTGGAATTGGTTTGGGGTGTGTTTTGGTAATTGGTATGGGTTCTGGTATTTGATTTAATGATTTATTTTTAAATTTACTTATTTGTGATTCTAAAATTTGAATATACTGATTTTTTTCTTCTAATTGTTTATTAACTTTTTGTATAATTGAAAATTTTGCAAAATTATTAATTTCTTCATTTTTTTGTTCAATATCAATATTTTTTAATTCTATATCATTATTTAATTTCTTAATTTCTTCAAAGTATTTATTATCAATTTCTTTAAGATTCTTTGATATATTAAGATTTTCATGTTGTAAATTAGTTATTGTAATTTCTAATTTACTAATTAATTCGACTGGATTATTATTAATTATAATATCATTGGCTTGTTTAATTAAAATACATAAATCGTTCATTTATTTATAATAAATAAATTATGTTTATATAGAAATATTGAAAACTTTATATTAAAATAATAATATAATATAATTAATAATGGAAACAAATTACAAAGAAATAAAATATATGGATAAACCTATTAAAATATTACAATATTTATCTGAATCCAATGGGGATTTTAATAAAAGAGTAGATTATATTAAAACACTTGAACAAAAAAAAATAGATAGTAAAGAAGCTGTCAATTTATCCAAATTATGGTATTGTACAACAATTAAAAAATGCAAATATTCATCTGAAATTTATAATAAATTAGTTTAGTTTATTTTATAATATATAATATATTATAAATGATTCATCGTACATTACTTCCATATATCGGAACATTTTTACTAGTAAGTGTATTAATTTCAGCTGCATTTGCTTTAATTGCTCCATTTATTCCTAATAAAGATAAATTCTATCCATATAAATTTATTAATGACATGTATATAAAATTCATGAATGAATCTAAAGATGATAATTATGGAATAGGATTCTTAATAAATTTATTTGTAGTCATGACATGGATTATTATTCCTGTTCTCATATGCATATTAATATATGGTATTATTAGTTTTATGACAGGAAAGGGATGGGCTTGTTGATAATAAAATATTTATTTTTTTTAATGTATATATATATATATATGTTTTGTGGTTTCATAGGATTCTTATTTTTATTCATAGTGATATTTATAATTTTATTATCATTAAGTTTAATTTCTATATATACAAAAACTAGTATAGAACCAAATAAATTTATATATAATTTTCTATATAAATATCTATATAAAATTCCATATATTTATTTATCAAATAATCTTTCAAAGACATCGACAAATGTTATTAATGTATCACCAAATGTTGTTAAAGTATCAGTAAATGTCATATTATGTCTTGTATATTCATTTGTATTATTAATATTACTAAAAATGATTGGTTCGTTTTTAACATGTCAAAAACCATGTCATCATAAAAATTGATTTTATTAATTAATAATACAATAAATTATATTATTAATGACAAATAAACTATATGATATTATATTATTTCACTATCCATGCCAAGATGGTCTAACATCTGCGTGGGTTGCACACAATTTTCATAATAACCAAAATAAAGAAATTGAACTTTACCCAATTCAACATGGTAAAGAAATTAATTTGAAAAGATTAATTAATAAAAAAGTAATTTGTTGTGATTATGCACCACCACTACAAGTATTAAATGAAATTGAAAAAATTGCATCAAGTATTACAATTATTGATCACCACATTAGTTCTCAAAAAGCATTAGTTGATAAAACATATGCAATATTTGATATGAATAAATCAGGAGTAGGATTAACATGGGATTATTTTTATCCAGACAACCATATACCATTATTTCTTGAAATGGTACAAGATCGAGATATATGGTCATGGAAAATACCATATTCACGAGAATTTACATCTGGTTTTTCAACGGTTTGTTCTAGTATTAATATGTATGATTTTGATAAATTATTTGAATTATGTTACGAGTTATATACAAATGATTCAAGAATAAATTTTTACATTGATATTGGAAATATAATTAATAAATCAAATTTACTTAAATGTAAATATTTAGCTCTTGATCATAGTAAAAAAATCAACAAGTATAATAACTATAATGTTTGTATTGTAAATTGTTCAAGTGAATTATCGTCTGATCTTGGAAATATGTTAGCATCAACTGATAATATTGATTTTGCTGCATTATGGAGATATAATCATCCAAAAGAAGAATATTATATTAGTTTGAGATCGGATGATAAAGTTGATGTTTCAATTGTTGCAAAAGAGTTTGGCGGCGGAGGTCATAAAAATGCAGCTGGTTTTTCTACTAAAATTAATCCAGTTATTTTATTTAATTAAAAATATTTGTATAATCATCATTTTATATATTATATAAAGAATAATAGTATTATATTTAATATTGAATGGATAATAATTGCTTGCCTTGGATAGAAAAATATAGACCAACCAATTTAGACGATATTATAAGTCATACTCAAAATATTGATACAATTAAAAAATTACTTGAAAATAATTCATTACCACATTTGTTATTTCATGGATCTCCTGGTACTGGTAAAACATCATTAACAACTGCACTTGCAAATAAAATATATGGTAAAAATATTAGACTAATGGTTTTAAAATTGGATGCATCTGATGATAGAGGTATAAATTCTGTTAGAGATGATATAAAAGGATTTGCAGAGAAAAGAAATATGTTTCAGATGGGTACAAAATTAATTATATTAGATGAAGTAGATGCAATGACATTTGATGCACAATTCGCACTTCGACGAATAATAGAGATTTATTCATCAACTGTAAGATTTTGTTTAATTTGTAATTATGAAAATAAAATTATTCCTGCAATTCGGTCAAGATGTGCTAATTTTAGATTTAGTAATATTGATAATAAAAATATATCTATTAAATTAGACCAAATAATTAAATCTGAAAATATAATTTGTGAGAACGGAGTTAGTAGTGTAATTGCTGATATTTGTAAAGGTGATTTAAGAAAGGCAATAAATTTATTACAATCAGTTTCAATGAGATCTAATAATATAACAATTAAATTATGTTATGAATCATATGGAATACCTTGTATAACTGATATTAAAATAATCTTACAAACTCTTTTAGACAACACAATAGATATTAATGAAACATTAGACTTGATTAATAGAATTTTAGTTGATCAAGGTTATTCTCTATCAATTCTTTTAAAAGAATTAATTTTAGAAATTATAAAACACCCTGATTTAGAAAAAATGATAAATATAATTATTGATTTAGCAGAATTAGAAAATATGGTTTCTCGTTCAACCTTTGAATTTATTTATATAACAGCATTAATTGGGATATTTAAAAAAATTGATATTTAATAATATTATATTAATATTTATTATATATCAATGATTAATGATTATATTAAAGATATTAAAATGTTTAATAAAAACAAAAATTTAAAATTATTAAAATACGAAGACAATGAATCATACATAATTATTCATATTGATTTATATAGTTATCCAATAAAAATAATAACAGATTTAGATAAATATTGTTATGCAGATTCAATAATTAAAACAATTGGAATAGATAAATTTAATTTATCAATATGTTTTAAATGTAAAAATATTACAACTATAATTAATGAATTAGAAAATAATATATGTATAAAAAATACATCTGAAATTGAATTGCCTGATTCTTTTCATATTTTTCAAAAAATTGACAAATATGATAAAACAAATATTAATTATTATGACCTAACAAGAATTCTTATTAATAATATTTGTGCTAAAAAATCGTTATCAGTTCCACTTATTATTAATGAAATACAGAAAGTTAATGAAAATAAAAAGCATAATCATACTATTAATATTGATCCATTTAATATTTTATCACTAATTGTTAAATTAGAACTAGATGATAAAACAATAGAACTTAGAATAATTATAGATCCATATTTATATTCATATGTACCTCCAAAGATTGAATATGTTAAACCTAAAATTAATATAGATTTATTATTTGCAATTACAAATTTAGATATTTTAATAATTAAAAATTGGTGTTCAATTATATCTTTAGAATATATAATTGTAAATTTAGCTGAAAAATTAAATCCAATTATTAATAATCATATAATAAAAGAATTTGATAATGATATTGATGAATTAGAATATGAAATTACAAATCTTGCATATACTACAAAAGAAAAAATCAATAATCAATTTAATATTAATATACCAATGCCAGTGCAATCATCTACAACGAAAACAAACAGTCATTGGAAATCTGGAACAGGTTATGGTAGTTCGTCAGATGTAGTCAAGTGGGATATTAATAAATATGTATTAGAACAGGAATCAGAAATTGAAAAGATTGCAAAGATTCTTGTTAAAATTAATGATTTAATTACACCAGAAACATTACATATAATAACAAATTCAGTATTAGAATCATATATATTAAAACATACATTAGAATTAACTATTTTAGAATTAGATAAAAATAATATATTATACATGGCTATTTTTGAAATATTATACAAACTAATAAATAATAATATTTCACAATCATTTATTAATATTATATATAATAATATTAAAAATATTTATGAAGATATTAACGACCTTTTAATTAATGATAAACAATACGAAACACATTCCTTATTTTTATTAATAACAAGTACAAGTAAATTATTTTTATTAAAATATAATGAGACTATAAAAGAAATTATGATTTGTAGTGATCATAAAGAAAAATATTGCGAAATCATGAAACCACTACAGTTTGGTAATTATGAATTACCAAAATATCATTATTTTGGTAAAAATATTAATAAATTAAACAAATCTGCTATTATGAGAACAATTTCAGAAATATCAAGTTTTAAAACAGGGCTTCCACTTAATTGGGAATCATCTATTTGGGTTAGAATATCGAAAACAAATATTAATCTTTTTAGTTTTATTATTTCTGGACCCAAAGATACACCATATGAAAATGGATTATTTGAATTTCATGTGCAGTTTCCAGTTGATTATCCAGATAGTCCTCCATGTGTAATTATTTATACAACAGATGGGGGTAAAATAAGATTTAATCCAAATTTATATGCAAATGGGAAAGTATGTTTAAGCTTATTAGGAACATGGTCTGGACAAGAAAATGAAAAATGGAATTCAAAAACATCAACATTTATACAAGTTATGATATCAATTCAATCATTAATATTGGTGGAACAACCAATATTTAATGAACCTGGATATGAAAAATCAATAGGTACTGCAAAAGGCGATAAATTAACAAGAGATTATAATAAAAAAATATATCCAGAAACAATTAGATTAGGTATGATTAATATGATTAAAAATCCACCACCAGGATTTGAAGACGTTGTTAAAAATCATTTTAGTATGAAGAAAGAAGAAATTATTCAAACAATAACAAAGTGGGAACAAGATACTGAAAACAATATAAAAAGTATAAATAATAATAAAGAATTATTTAAACTTTTCGAAACAATGTAAAGAATTTGAAACAATATAAATAATTATATCTAATTTTAAATATATTAAATGAAATATAATATTATTTTACACGGACAAACAGAATTTTATAAAAAAATAAATAACAAGACTTATAACGTATTAAAAGTTGACACAATTATTAAAGAAGAGTTTATGTGTTCAATATTTAAAAATTTTATAAAAAATATTAATACTAACATAAAAGAAAAACATTATTTAGGTATTGATTTTGAATTTAAACAAGTTGCTAAAAAAGAACGTGATATTGCATTAATGCAAATTAATTTAGAAAATGATTCAAATATTGGATATATATTTGTTTTATACCCACCAAGTTTAATTAAAGAAAATTATGATTTATTAATTACATTAATAACTCAGAAAAGAGCAATAAAAATATTACATGGATCTGAATCCTTGGATATTCCATATTTATTTAATCAAATATTAATTACACTAGATAATATTAATAATTTTTGTCATAATTTTTATGATACAAAATATCTTTGTGACTATAATCATATTGTAAATAAAGTTAAAGGAAAATGTTCAATATATGATTTATTATTAGACCATAATATTATTACTCCTGAAAAAGTCGATGAACTGGAAAATATAGAAAATATTACTGGTCCTATTTATTTAATCACAATGGATATTTATAATCTTGACCATGATATTTTAAGATATTCATTATATGATGTAATTTATTTACCAGAATTAATTAAAAAATTTTTAAATATGGATATAATCTATACAAAAATAATACCAGAATTATCACATTTAATTAGTAAATATAAAAGATTAATTGAAACTCAATTTAATAAACTTGTACTTTTTATAAATTCAATAAATGTTTATTATATTTATGATAATGGTAATAGGATAATATTAAAAGAAATATGGGATATATATTATTACACGATATCAGATAATAATAATTATTTAACTAGTTTAAGAGAAATTAATTATTTCAAACATTTTTGCGAAATTATAACAAAATGTATTGTTTATTTAAATATTAATAAATATTTTAAAATACATAAAAATAAAAATGAATTTGCGTCAGGTTTAGATTTTAATATTTATTTAGATTGGTTGCAATCATATACATATATTAACAAGATAATTATGGAATATAATAAAAATATGATTGATGATTTGAATAATAGATTTGTTTGATTATTTTGTTAATTATTTTATTTAATGATTATTAATTGATTATTTTCTTTTCTTTTTATTAATTGATTATTTTCTTTAATAACAATATTTATTTATTATTATTTAAATATATATTATATATTAATATTAACAATGACTGAAGAAAAATATAAAGTATATCCTGAACCAACACAAGAATCAATTCAAGATTCAACACAAGAATCAACTAAACCAATTATAAATAAAATTGTTATGCCTGGTAGAACAATTCTTGTAAAATCAACATTATCTGATGGTATTGATTTATCTAATTTCGATAAATTTGTTGGTTTATTAAATACATCTGAAATTAAAAATAATAACACAGTATTTTTAACATTTAATACAATTCTGAATTCTGAAGCAGCCTATAAAGTTTTAGAATTAAATTATATTATTAAATATAGTTATTATAAAATTTTTGTAACATTGTCGACTAATGTTACTAGTTCTGATTATGATAAAACTAAAAATGAAATTACAAGTTTTATTGAATCTAAAACAGATTGTAGTATGTTATATTGTAAATTCTATCGTAAAGGAGATGAATATATGAATTGTGGCGACTTGATTGTTGATTCATTAGACGGTATGAATAAATTAATTTCAAAAAATTCTACATTAAAACAATTTAAAACTGATAATTATTCAGGAACTTTTTTCAGATTTAATAATAGTAATAATAAATTTAAAAAACCTGTATTATCACAATCAGCATATTAATATAACAAAATAAATAATTTTATAAATACTTAAAGTAATATTTATAAAATAAGTTATTATATGACAGACTATTTAGTTTATGTGTTAATAAATACCATCCATAATAAAACATATGTTGGTATAACAAATAATCCAACAAGACGATTGAGACAACATAATGGTGAAATTTGTGGTGGTGCAAAATATACAACTAGTAATAAATGTGGTGGAGAGTGGAAATTTTATGGATTTATTAGAAATTTGGAGAAAAGACAGTCGTTAAGTATTGAAAAAAAAATTAAAATAAAAAGTAGAAGATTAAAAGGATTACCTATAAATAGACGAGTAGAAGCAATTAATATAATTTTATTAGATTATAATGATTTAAAATTTGAACCATTATTAGAAGATTGTTAATTAATATTTTTTGTCACCTCGTCCTTGTTGTGGTATTCTTAAATTAATTTCATCATTTGTAGAATGACCTGGTTTTTTATTTAAATTTGATAAACTAAATATCCTATTACTAATTATATCTATTTTATTATCATTCTTATCATTTGTAGTCTCTTTCATCCACGAATTATCAATATTAAATACAGAATCTAATGAATCATCAATTTCATTATTGACTGCAACTGGTTCATTTGATGTATTAATAATTTTATTATATTTTAATCTTAATTTTTTATTAAGTAAAACATATAATGCTTCTTTTAATTTTTTTATTTCTAAAATTTGATTTTTCTTTATTTTTATTTTTTTAAATTTTATTATTTTTTTTTTATATCCAGATATAATTTCTGTCGATGTTGAATTTATTTTAATATCTAATAATTCATAAAAAGTACCATTATGTGATTTTTCCATAATTTTTAGTAAATATAATTATAATATATATTTACTAAAAATTAAACGGATTAATTAAATTATACCCTTGAATTTTTGAAAAAGATGGTTTTGTATAATATTGTATATATTTATTTTTTAATTAAAAAAATCTAATTATTAATATATATGGAAAAACCAATTAAAAATAATATAGTTAATTTATGCATAGATGGTGTTGCAGAAAAATCAATAGTTTGTTCAATTTATAAAATGGTTAGTTTACCAATAAAAGAATTATTTACTAATTCTAATATTGAACATTTTGGTAAGAAAAAGGAAAAGAAAAAGAAAAAGGAAAAGAAACCTATGAGGAATTTTGATGGTGGTAGTGGTAAAGAAGACAGACAAAAGAAAAAGAAAAATGAAAAGGAAAAGGAAAAGGAAAAGAAAGCTGCAGAAGAGGCTGCGATAGTTGCAGAGAACAATAGAATTGCACAAGAAGAAGCCGATGCAGCTGAAGATACAATAAGAACTGTAGAAGCGACTGCGAGAATTGCAGAAGCTGATAATGAAAGACTTGCAGAAGAAAGAGAGGCAGAGATAACAAGACTTGTAGATTTGGGAAAACGTGCAGAGGCAGGAACACTTACAGATGAAGATAATGTGACATTATCAAATTCAATAGCAAAATCAAACGAATTGTCAAATTCTCTTAAGGCATCGATGGCAGATTCGGATGCATTGTCAAAATCTCTTGAGGAAGCTAATGCTAAATTAGCACAACTTTTGGTTGATGAGAAACAATATAAAATAGATATGACCAAGACCAATGAGGATAATTTACAAGAAAATGAAACAAAACAAAAACAAGAAATATCTGATATTAATGAAAAATTAAAAGAAATGAATGAGAGTAAATCAGATGAAATTTCTGAGATTAAGAAAAAATTAGTAAATATGGCCGAGACCAATGATAAAGAGTTATCAAATGCATTAAAAGAATCAGACAAATTAACCATATCTCTTAATAATGCCAATTCTAAAATAGATAAACTATTACAGAATGAAAAAAACTATTTAAAACAACATGAAGAAAATATATCATCTATTAATGATGATAATACAGCAGAACAAAAAAAAACATTGTCTAATTTTGAACAAAAAATAAAAATTATTGCTGATGCTAATGCTGTTGCATTATCGAAAGCACTTGACGAATCAAACAAATTAACCATATCTCTTAATAATGCCAATTCTAAAATAGAACAACTTTTACAGAATGAAAAACAATATAAAATAGATATGAACACTGTTAATAGTTCAACAGAACAACAAAAAGCATTATTTAATATCAGAAACGAATTAGAAATTATGTCATCGTCAAATAAAACATTAAAAGAAAAAATAAAGTCTCAACAAATTTTTATTGACAATTTTAACGCAAATATTTTAAAAAACCAAAGAGAATCTAGAATGAATGGAAACACAAATAGTGATAACGTGTCTATGGGTGGCAACAATGTACCAATATATGGAATCACAAATGATGGCAACAATGTTCCAATAGATGGCAACAATGCGCCTGTATATAGAACTATGCAAAATCCAATCATTAATAATAACAAATTATCTTTTTCTGAACAACAACATGAAAATGCTCGTTTATATAATACAGAGCGTGCGCCGAGAAATACAATACAATCTTGTTATGCGATTAATAATTCTAATATAGCAAATCAAAAAATACAACTTCGTAGAATATTATATATATTGGATGTTATTGAAAGTGAAAGAGGAAATAATAAACAATCGAATTATCCATATTCTTATAATGCACAACCAACAAATGATTTTAATACATACACAATGTCTATATATAGTTAATAAATTGATATCTCTTATATTAATAAATAATTTAAATCCTAATAATAAATAATATCTAATTATTTATTATTATAAATTATAATAATATCTAATTGTTAATATATGTCAAAAAATACTAAAATCAGCGAATCATTTAATAATGCTATTAATACACTATTTGGTACTTCAGATGGTACTTCTATTGTAGAGTCTTTTTGTAATTCTTTTTTAAATAAAAATTTTATAGAAGGTTTTGGTAAAAAGAAAAAGAAGAAAAATAAGGAAAAGGACATATTTGGTAAAAAGAAAAAGAAGAAAAATAAGGAAAAGGACATATTTGGTAAAAAGAAAAAACCAACTGATCCTAAAAGAAGAAGAAAAAGAAAAGAAAAAACAGACGAAATAAAGAAAAAAAAGGAAGCAGACCAAGCCGCGATAAAAGCAGAAGCTATAAGAGAGGCAGCAAATGAATTAATAGCAGCAAATGAATTAATAGCAGCAAATGAATTAATAGCAGCAAATGAATTAAAAGCTGCAAATGAATTAAAAGCAGCAAATGAATTAAAAGCTGCAAATGAATTAAAAGCTGCAAATGAATTAAAAGCAGCAAATGAATTAAAAACAACAAGAGCGAATGCAGCAAGAGAAGCAACAAGATCAGCACAAGTTGCAAGAGATGCGATAGCTGCGATAGAAGCAGCAAATGAATTAAAAGCTGTGATAGAAGCAACAAATGAATTAAAAGCTGCAAATGAATTAGAAGCAGCAAGAGAAGTATTAGAGGCAGCAAAAGCAACAAAAGCTGCGAGAGAAGCGATAGAAGCGAGAGAGGCAGCAAAAGCAGCGAGAGAAGCTGTGAGAGAGAGAGAGGCAGAGAGAGCAGCGATAGTAGTTGATGAACCAGTAATGAAATATGTTCGTGATAAAACGGTAATTATTGATACCAACAATAAAGAAATTGATGGTGATGAAAAAATAATTGAAGATGCATTATCGAAAGCTAGGGCTGATAACAATGCACTAATAAAATCCCTTATTAAAGCTAATACTAAATTAACCCGTCTCATTAACCAAGATAATATAAACAAAAAAGACGTGAATATGAATTCTATTTCTACTAACGATTTTGAAAAACACCAAAAGACATTACTAGACATTAAGATACACCTGGAAACTATTACAAAGGAAAATACATTATCAATATTGAACATAAATACCCATACAAAAGATATAGCAATGTCAAATGATAGAGTAATACAAGCACAGATAGCTGTTGAAAAAGCAACAAGTGAGAATATTTCAGCACAATTAGAAGCATCTCGTATATCTAATATGATTAAAAACGAATCTATAATTTCACTAAATATAATTAAAAATAATTCAGACGTACGAGTACGTGATACAACTAATAAATTAATAAAAGCAAATCGGTCTGTAGCTAAAGCAAAAGTTATAAATAAATCTAATCAAGCTACTTGTATGGATACCATAGCATCTCAAAATGGTAAATTTACAGATAATTCTAATTTAATTAAACTAACACTAAAAAAACAGCTTCGTAAAATATTACATACATTAGATGACATTGAAAAATCAAATACAAATAATAATAATAATAATGAACACAATGTTTCGACATCCTATTTTATTAATTCAGGTCAATCACAATTTAATGAAAAATCTAATGCACAACATTTATTACAATCAACATTATATCCATCTTCACAAAGAAATGATTACGTACAACACTCGGACGGGTTTATCAATCAGACAATGTCTAATTACACACCTGATTTTTATAATAGATAAATGTTTTTATTATAATTTTATTTCTTTTGCCATATAATCAACTTTTATAAAAATATTAGTATTTTTTTTTAATTCACTAATAAATTGTTCATGTTCTAACACACAAGTATCAGTAGAACTTGTTTCAAATATATAATATGGAGCACTATCATATTTTAATGTATAATTATATGTAAAATTATTTGTTATTTTCTTTAAAATGTCTTTACTAGTATTAATACCATTTGGTGAAATTATACCAATCTTTGATGTATATTTTAATTTTATATCAAATCGTTTTGCATACATGTTTTTAATCGATTCACAAATTGATATATTTAGACCAACATATTCGCACCATGTATCAATATCGTTAAAATTATCATTAAAATATTTCCACAAAGAAATATCATCATTCTCATTATCTTCATCATCATTATATTTACGTCTTTGAGAATCTACATAATGAATTAGTTTTTCCCAAATAATATTAATTTCAATTTGATTCACAACAGAAACAGATTTTATAAAATTATATAATATTTTATTTTCATTAAAAGGAATCATTAATTTATCTTGAATATCAGATAATTCTAACGATTCTGTAAAAAGATCACATAAATGAGATATTGATATTTGAACAATTTTTGCTTGTTCATCAATAGTATCTACACGTGCAACCATGTCTTTATTTAATGGAATTATTTTATTCCAGTTATAAATTCGACGTTTTTTAGTAGCATCTTTATAGGTCATCATGCCTATATATGAATATTCTAACAAAGTCGCTTCAAAAAAGGACGAATTACGCTTGGTAAATTGAACAATAACAATTTCTCCAACTGTTGGGTTAATTTCTGAATATAATTGATTTAATGTCATTATATAATAATAATTATTATTATATAATTATAAAATCAATTTTTTCAATCATTATTAATAAAATTGAAATAATTATATAAAAGAATAAAATCACATTAATAATAATGTCTATTAATGTTGAATATAATAATCGTGAAATTAATCAAACTATTTTAGAAAATGTTCTAAAAATGTTAAAACGTCGTAAAATTATAACATCATGGGAAGATGAATTTAAGAAAATTAATCCTGATGATTTTCAAAATAAAAATATATTTGAATTAAAAAAAAATAAAATTGAGATTTATTTAGTTAATGCTAAATTAACAACAATTGCACATGGTCAATCTATAGACTCTTATTTATCAAATAATTTAGATATTCATAAAATATTTATTGCTGAAGATGTATCAAAGAAAGTCGTTAAACAAATCGCAAATGATTATAAAAATGTTGAATTTTTTTTTGAAAGTGAAATGTTAGAAGATATTCCTGGTAAAGTTTTTATTCCAACTCATGAAATAATTATAGGTGATGAAAGAAAAGAACTATTAGAAAAATTTAGCGAACAAGAACTAGGTCGTATATTTTTAACAGATATGATGGCAAGATATTATGGCGCTATTGTAGGTGATATTTTTAAAATAACACGTGCAAGTATAACAGCAGGTGAAAGTATATTTTATCGTCGTGTTGTAAATAGTTCTTGGGATATTTTATTTGTAAAATAATATATCTCTTATTTATAATGGAGATATTTAATTTAATTAAAAATCACGATTTCGAAAAAATATATAGTTTAATTAAAAACGATGAAATCAAAAATTTTGATTTTAAAGATAAAAATTATAATTATTTTATTCAATATATTATAAATTATAATCAAATTTCTATATTCGAATTATTAATAAAAAAAACAAAATCCAATACATCAATATTTCGCATTGATATATTTGATATTGATGGAAGAACATTATTATATAATTGTATTAAATTTAATCATATAGAAATGTGTAAATTATTAATTGAATATAATAAGAATACTATTGGGATTTCTATTATTGATATTAAAGATAAATTAGGATACTCTGCATTGCATTATTCTATTATTTTAAACAATATTGAAATATTTAAATTATTATTAAATAATAATGCAGCCCCTTATATAATAGCCAATGATGGTAATAATGCATATATATTATGTTTAATGTATAATCGTGTAGATATATTAACATTTTTATTATTAAATAAAACATTTATTGATTTTAAAACACCCAATAATGAAACATTATTACAAGTTGCTATAAATTATCAAAATATTGAAATTATTGATATAATATTTAATCATAATATTAATTTAAATAATGTATCTAATAATTTCGGACTAGCAGTAATTCATCAATCAATAATTTTAGAAAATTTAAATTTATTTAAAAAAATATTAGATAAAGGTATTAATATTAATTTATCAGATTTTAATGGAAGTACACCATTGCATTATATTATAAATAATGATTTATTTGATTATTTAGGATTATTCTTAGAAAAAGAAAATATAAATTTTAATTTATCAGATATTAATGGTAATATACCACTACATCTTTTATTAAGTAAAAATATTGATTTTAAAGGAAATATTATTAATATTAATAAAATAATTATTAGATCTGATTTAAATATACAAAATAATTTAGGAAAAACATGTTTAATGTTGATTGTTTCTAATGATTTATTAGAAATATTTAATGATGTTTTAATTATTAAACCATTAAATTTTTATATTGAAGACAATAATTTTAAACATATTAAAATAACAGATACTATTACAACATTAATGGTTGAATCGTATTATAACCAAATAAAAAATGATAAAAATGAGTTATTATTAGATTGGGAAAAATGGTGTTCTGTTGATTTATTTGATAAATTAAAAACTATTGTTGACGATAAAAATGGTATTGTTGGTAAAACAAGTGAAGAAATATGTAAAAATAAAATAAGACATATTATTAAAATTGAAAAAAGATCAATACCTACAAAGTCTAACATAAATTTAATTTTGGATAATGGTATCTTTACAAATTTTTGTTATTATACAGGTTCTCCAATTGATATATTATTCGGTTTAATTTTATTAAATAAGGATTTTAAAAATGAAGGATTAAGTGTTGCATTAGATTATCCATTATCAATTAATACTAATTTAGAACAATATTATCAAAAATTAAGTCTGGATTACCCATATAAATTAGATTTCTCCAATATAGAAATTATATGGTGTTATCAAAAAATATTTTTTCCATCTTATTTTGATGAAATTATTTTAAAAATAATAACAAATAATAAATATATTGTTATTCCAATTGGTATTATAACATCAGTTGGTTCTCATGCAAATATACTTTTCTGGGATATTGAAAATAAAATAATAGAAAGATTTGAACCAAATGGATCTAATTTTCCAACAGGTTTAAATTACAACCCAGAACTATTAGATAATTTATTAGAAAATAAATTTAAACAATTTGATAAAAATATAATATTTTTTCCACCATATAAGTTTTTACCAAATATTAGTTTTCAAAAAATAGAAAGTTATGAAATATTAAAATGTAAAATAGGTGATCCTAATGGATTTTGTGGGGTTTGGTGTATTTGGTGGGTATATCAACGTATGTTAAATATTAATAATAATAAATTAACGCTAGATAATATTGCATTAAATTTAATAAACTATATTAAACTCGATAACAAAAGTTTTAAAAGTGTTATTCGAAATTTTAGTAAAAAAATTACAGAAATTAGAGATAAGTATCTTGATAAATATTCAATTGATATTAATGATTGGATTTTAGGAAATTATGATGAAACTATTTTAAATAAGTTTGAAAAAGATATATTTAAAATTATTTAAAATTATTTAAATTTTTAAATCCCAATTTTAATTTATTTATTATAGTAATACATGGACGATACAGACTCCAAGCTTTTAATATGGGAAGAACAATTTAACGAATATTGTGTGTATGAAACAAAGTGTTTAAATAATATTGATAGTATTAATGAAATAAAAAATAATTTAAAAAAATATTTAGGAAAACAAAAAAAGGACGATTTATTGTTTTATAAATCATTAATTGAAACATCTCATTTTTATTTAGTTAATGCACTTAAAATTAGAAAAATTAAATTATTAAAAGATATGAATTATTTATGGGCAAAAATAGATGAAAGAAAAAATATGGATGAAGTAAATAAAACTAATTTTTTAGCAATGATTAAAGATTATCGGAAAAATTCTGAAGATATAATGTCTGCAAAAAATAATAATACCGTTTTAAAGTGGGTTAAAGATGATAAAGTAGAAAGCTTACACGAATTAGAAGAAGAATTTAGTGAAATAATTAATTATCATATTAAATTAATTAAATTTTTTTCATCAAGTGTTGATTTAGAAAAAGCATTTTATTGTGGAAAATAAATATTGGAAATATTTATTTAGTGGGGAATTAAAAATAAATAATAAAAAATAAAAATAAATATTAGAAATAAAAAATAAATATTAGAAACATTTATTTTAAAATATTATAGTATATTATATTAATGAATAATATACAAAAATGGCAATATTTCCATAATAATGATTGGTATGATTTTCAAATAAATATATCAAATCAAATTCAATATCATGCACAATCTTTATTTATTACAATAGGAACACAAGAATATAATATATGTTTGGACAAATATATACAAATAAATATTAACACAAATGTCGTAAATAAAATATGTAAAAAAAGATCAAGTAGAAAGTGGCAATATCAAAATAATGTAGGTGATTTATATAATTTTTCAAATGAAATATGCGAACAAATACAAAATCATGCTAGATCATTAACTGTCATTAATAAAAACCAGATATACCGCATATATTTAGATCAATATATGCGAATAAATGTCAATACAAAAACACCAAAATTAATTCGATTTTTATAATCAATATATTATTTATTTTATTTTATTTTAATAGACTGTTTTGTACTCTCGTTTATTTCTTGTGAATATAATATTCCTGTTATTGGATTAAATACATTTATAATATTTTTATTACTAATTATTAATTTTATTAATAATTCTTTATAATATTCTTTATTAATCTTCCTTGTTGATACATCTATAATATTATTATCATCGTACAAATCTATATTACAATATCTTTTAAATGTATGATTGTAGCATAATCCACCTATTTTTAAATCATTAAAGTGGTTATAAAGTTTTCCTAAATCATAATTAATATCAATTATATCATCTGATATTAATTTATAATATGTTTGTGGATTATAATATTCATTTGGTTCAATATTATATTGAACTGTTAATTTCATTAAATTTAATTCTTGTTCGTCAGATAAATTATTAAATATTTTTTTATTAATAATATCAAATTTTGTTTCAATAAAGTCTAAATTATCAATATTTATTTTTTTAGATAATAATGAAGTAATTGTTTTATATTTTAATTCTAAATATTTTTCTAAACGATGTATTTGAAACGGTTGATATATACATTTTGGTGTTAATTTAAATTTAAAAAATTCATCATATATAAATATATTCTTTTCATAATATGCTTTGGTAACAGTATAAAAAAGATTATCATTCATTTGTAAATTTATATAATTTATATCAGAAAAAGTAATACCAATTTTATCCACAGTTATCCCTGATGCCTGTGCATATTTTTTAAAAGTTTTCACACCATCAGTTGTTGTTATAATATTATTTTTCCTCTCGTATAAAATACACGTTGGTTCAACTTGAATAAAATTACTTACTTCAAAATCACATGATAATAATACTATTGGTGGATGATGTATTAAATTAATTTTTGCAACAGTATATGTATTTTTAATATTAATTTGTGTATCTTTAAAAGGAACATATCCTACTTTTAATCCATTTAAATTATATGCACCTATGGCATCAGAACTTATTTTATTATTTAAATTACGAATTATTTTAACCGTATCACCTAATCTAAGACTTTTAATATTATCAGCATATGTTGTTGTTCCTGTTAATTGTATTGATTGCATTAAATTATTAACATATTTTATTTATAATACAATTATTAATATTATAAATATATAAAGTTAAAAAAAAATGAAAATTAATAAAATTAATAATTAATAATTAATCATTATATAACAATGCTAGCATCTAATATGACATTTGATAAATATACTATTACAAACGACATTATTAATATCAACAAGTTTGATATTACTATTCAAAATAAACAACTTTTTAAAGATGCGTCTCTTCGATTAACATCAGGAAAAAAATATGGATTACTTGGACCAAATGGCTCAGGTAAAACAACATTATTATTAAATTTGTTAGAACTACGAAATAATCATACAAAAGATACTATAACAAATAAAATTTATACATTGTATGTTGATCAAGAAATTAAATTAGACGATAGAAATCCTATTGATTTTATTATTGATTCAAATTATAAACAAATTAATATCCAAAAATCAATTGATAATATTAATGAATTATTAGAATCAGAGTCTCTAAAGGGTGATGAAATTGAATATTATCAACAAAAATTAGAATATTTAATGAATATAATGTTGTCATGGAGTCTTGAAAAAGAACAAAGTGAAATAATTAAAATTTTAATCGGTCTAGGATTTTCACAAGACGATTTAAAAAAAAATACTAATCTATTTAGCGGAGGATGGCAAATGCGTATATCATTAGCAAGATCACTTTATCTAGAACCAGATTTATTACTTTTAGATGAACCTACAAATCATTTAGATTTAGAAGCTACGATTTGGTTAATAAATTATTTAAATAGTTGGAATCATACATCAATTATTATATCACATAATATTGGTTTCATTGATGATGTTTGTGATTATATTTTAAATATCGAAAATCAATCATTAGCAATGTATAAGGGTAATTATACATTTTTTAAGAAAGCCTTTAATATTAAATTAATTACAAAAGAAAAAGAATGGAAACAATATGAGAAAAAAGTACAATCTTTAAAAAATAAAAATACAAAAAAAGTAATTAATGAATATATTAAAAAAAATCATATTGACCGTCCACCAAAACCATTTGATGGAATAATTAATTTTGGAGATATTGATGCAGTTAAATCTAATTTAATAACTATGGATAATGTATCATTTGGTTATAATAAAGATGATATGATTTTATCAAATATCGATTTTGGTATTGATATCAATTCTAGAATTGTTATGGTTGGTCCAAATGGTTCTGGAAAATCAACATTTGTAAAATTATTGGCAGGCGAAATTCAACCAATGTCTGGAGAAATTATTTATAATTCACAATTAAAAATTGGTTATTATAATCAACATTTTGACAATCAATTACCACTAGATAAAACACCTCTTGAATATTTATATTCTATAGTACCACAACATTTAATTAAAAATGGTAATACTGAACAAACAATTCGTAGCTTTCTTGGAAAAGTACGATTAGAAGGTTCATCACACACAAAACAAATCGGTAAATTATCTGGTGGACAAAAAGCTCGTATTGCAATTGTTAACCTTATATTTAAATGTCCTAATTGTTTAATTTTAGATGAACCAACTAATCATTTAGATTTAGATACTGTTGAATCATTAATAGATGGTCTTTGTGATTTTAAAGGAAGTATTATTATTATTACACATGACCATAATTTAATTGAACGAATTAATGCAAATATTGTAATGATGAACCCAATTGAAAAAAATATTAATAACATTGAATCTTATGATGATTATTGTGAATTAATATTTAATCAATAAATTATTTTATAATCAATAAATTATTTTATAATCAATAAATATTAATATTTAATTCAACTTTATAAAAACATTTAATCCAACTTTATAAAAATATTTATTCCAACTTTATAAAAACATTTAATCCAACTTTATAAAAATATTTATTCCAACTTTATAAAAATATTTATTAAATTGATAATCAATAAATTATTTTATTAATAAATTGGATAAAAATATTTTATTGGATAAAGTAATTAATAAATTGTATAAAAATATTTAATTCAACTTTATAAAAACATTTAATCCAACTTTATAAAAATATTTAATTCAACTTTATAAAAATATTTATTAAATTGATAATCAATAAATTATTTTATTAATAAATTGGATAAAAATATTTTATTGGATAAAGTAATTAATAAATTGTATAAAAACATTTAATCCAACTTTATAAAAATATTTAATTCAACTTTATAAAAATATTTATTAAATTGATAATCAATAAATTATTTTATTAATAAATTGGATTAAATATTTTATTGGATAAAGTAATTAATAAATTGTATAAAAATATTTAATTCAACTTTATAAAAACATTTAATTCAACTTTATAAAAACATTTATTCCAATTTTATAAAAACATTTATTAAATTGATAATCAATAAATTATTTTATTAATAAATTGGATAAAAATATTTTATTGGATAAAGTAATTAATAAATTGGATAAAAATATTTTATTGGATAAAGTAATTAATAAATTGTATAAAAATATTTAATCCAATTTTATAAAAATATTTAATAAATTGTATAAAAATATTTTTATTAAATTGATAACCTCGTTTCATGCTGTACTATTCATTATCTTTGTTGCACGTATAGCAGTATTTTTTGAAGCTTTTGTATATATTGTATCAGAACTATCAGAATCATAATATGCATCACCATCATTACTTTCTACAAATTGTTTATCAGATTTAATATCTGATTCAATTTCACCATCTGAATCTTGTTCAGAAAGTAGTTCAACATTTTGTTTAGTATCAGAACCATCTTGTTTAGTATCAGAATCATGACGGTCAAATACATTATCGATATATTTACAAAGTAATTTATAAATTTTATCAAGGTCGTCAAAATGTTCATTGAATTCATCAAACGGACAATTTGGTGTTATAGTGTTTGTGCTATCAAATTGTAAATATATATATTGTATTTTTCGGGAACATTCATTTATTTTTGATAAATTTAATTTTAACCAACATACAAAAAACTTATTTTTACTAAAATATAATTGTAATACTTTACTAATTAATTGTAAATCTGATGATTTATCATTTTTAATTGATAGAATTTTCTCGAGACAATTCAAGTATTCATTAATATTCATTGTATTGTATTTAGTAATAAAAATATCAATGAATATATCAATGTGTTCACCATCACGTATAGTATTAAAAATTGTATTAAAAGTATGAATATTTTGTGATAGCGCCTTATTAATTGAAAGAGACAAGATTACTGGTGTTAATTTATCTTTATAAATTAGTTTTTGATAAATGGTACTATCAAAAGATTTAATAAATTCATCAATATATAATTTATATTTGTTATCTTCAATCGCTTTGTATGACGACTCTAATGGATTACTTTTAAATATATGTTTAACTTGGTCATAATATAACATAATCTTGTCAAGATAGTTATTAGCAAACTGGATTGTTGATGCAGTAAATTTATTAACATTGTCTGTTAAATATGTATTTAAATATGTATTTATATCAGTGATATTTGAAATAATATCTTTTGGAGTTTTTGATTTTAAATTAGAAATTCTTGCATTAATGATTTTTAACTCATCAGTAATGGCATTCATATCTGTATCAGTTGCTAATGTTTTATTAATATCAATTAAATTTTTATTAATATGATAATAAATAATATCATCATAATTATCAGAAATAATTTCATTTAAATTTGTTTGGAATGTTTTATACCCTGTAGACGACATCCAATCATTATACATATTATTTTCTTCAGATTTTAAAAGCCCTGATATAAATTTTTTCTTTTTTATAAAAGTTTTTAATTTCTTTAATTCTATTTTACCGCATTCTAATTTAATAATATTATCAAGTAGACTTTCGTCAATATTATCAATACAATTTTTAACAGTTCTAAAAATATATAATTTAGATGAACAAAGAGGTGATATGGTAAATTTACAATTTGTTTCAGCACATAACTTTGTAATAGTTTCAATACATCGTTCATATAGATCATTTAATTCATCGTCTTCAAGATCAACCTTGTCTTTATCAAAAGAGATTTCGTCACATTTATTAATAAGAATATGCATATAACCATTTTTATTCTTATCAATTTGTTCAATAACCATTTTAATTATATTAATTTCATCTGTTGTATTTAATCCAGAATTAATATCAAACACTAAAATATAAACATCAATAGAATGTGAATTTTTTAAAATATAATCATAATATAATGTATCACCACCACAATTTAATCCAGGCATATCTAAAATAGAATACGATGCTTTTGATTTCATTTTAATAAAATCAGGAATAGTTTTAATAAAATGACAAATTTCTTTAAAATCTTTATCATAATCAAAAGTCCCATCTTCTCGTTTTTTTAAAACTAATTCATTTGAATCTTTATTTTTTTTATAAATCTCGTCAATAGAATCCTCTGTTTTATCACTAGTTTGATAAATTTGTGGCAACATTGTTGTTTTCTTTCGTTTCATTTCAGAACATGTGTTTGAACAAAGTGCATTAAAAAATGTAGATTTTCCAGCTGAGACTGGTCCAATAATAGCAATATTAATGTTTTCGATAGTCATTAGTATATATATTATAAATTTACAATAATATGTTTTTTCAATTTTTATATAAATAAATGGTGTATTAAACAATTTGTTCGTATTCATCTGAATCATTTAATTTAATATAATCCAGTTCGATTAAATATTTTAATGATTTATTAAAAATTTCATCTTCTAATTTAAATAATTTAATTTTTTCTTTAATCAATAAAAATAAATCTGTTTTTGTTTTTGAACCAGTTTTAAGACTATGATTAATTATAGTATTTACAATTTCATCACGAGAGAAAGATAATTCATATTCTTTAAATTGTTCTAATTCTTTTGAATAATTAGATATATTTAAAAATATTTCAATTAAATCATTTTTAATATTATCTGATTGTGATAATATAATATCAGTATCTTTAATAATAAATAATTCTGACATTATTATTGAATCAATAATATCTTTTTTAAATTTATCAGTATAGTTACTTAATATACTTGACTTGAATATTTCTGTTAATGGTATTTTATCAACATCATTAAACATTTCAACAATCATAAATTGAATTGGTAACATTTTTAATTTTTGATTTAAATAAGTAATATTAATTTCTCCAAAATGAGGAAACCAATTAATAATTCTTTTATTATTATAAGTTCCAACATAATATAATTCATAATATTTTAAATATTTACCAAGTTGTGTATGTTTAATCGTATTAATAATTTTATTATTTAAAAGCCCTTCTGTTTGATTAATATTCCAACTTTCAAAAGATGTTGTTAAAACAGACATAGGTTTCTTTAATAAATTATTTGAAAATTTATTAAATTCTATATTTTCATAAAATGACCTTTCTGTATCATTAATAATTGTATTAATTTTATTATAAAAGTTATCATCAATTGTGTTTATACTAGGTAAATTGGATAAATAAGTATTAATAATATATTTTTCAGTTTGAATATATATATCAAATTCTGATTTAACAGATATTTTCATTTTTAATGTTAATCTTTTAACTAATAAATCATAATAATTATTAATAAAAATATCAATACTATCTAAATAGGTACTGATTAATATTAATATTTTAATATCATTAACCCGATTATTTAAAATATCATTATTAATACTATTATTAATGAAACTAATAATTTCTACTTCATCAGAATAATTATTATTAAAATATGAAATAATTGATTTTACAATATTTGTAATAAATATATTATTTTTATTGTAATGGGATGTTTTATTAAATAATAAAGAATGATTGCACATTTTAATATTAAGTTTTATATTATCTATTGATAAAATTGATTCAGAACATTTATTTAAAAGTTCGTTAGATGCGATTTCAAATTTATTCATAATTAATGAATTTTTTTCAGAATCGTAATAAAATTTTTTAATATTCTTGATAAATTTCCATATATTATTAAGAGTATATTCAATTTCATGTAATGAATTATTTTTTATAATTTCAATTAATTGGTCTAATATTAAATTAGTTATTGGAAAACATATTTCATTTTTATCGTCTCTAATGAACCAATAATATTTAAAAATACTATTATAATATTTTTCAGTATTATCAATTTGTTGAATTCTTTTAATATTAATAGGACCAAGTATATCATCATTATTTAAAAAATGTTTTAAATAGCTATTTCCAATAAATTTAATAATTTTTTTAAAATTATAATGTTCATTTTTTAGAAATAATAAAAACTCTTTCACATCATTATTAAATTCAATTACTTGTTCTTCAATATATATTAAAATTATACTATCTGATATAATTAAATTATTTAATGGTTCAATACAAATTTGATTAATTGATGATTCAATATTTAAAATATTTGAAAGATATATTATTTTTTTAAAAAATGTTTTTAAAAAATTTGTTAAATCTTTTAATTCAAAAACACCCTTTTTAATAAAAGATCTGATATTATTACGTTTTGTTATAATATTATTATTTAATTGTTCTAAAATATTAGGTATAATATTTTCAATATTAAAATTATTTAATCTGATTACTTGTTCAAAATATTCGTCTGCAATTACTTTTATATCTAAATTTAAATAATTATCAATATAATTTTCTATTTTGTTTGCAATTTCTATATGGTCTTCATTCATTAAATGATTTTCAATTATTGGAAATTGTAATTTGTCAAAACTCTTTAGGATACTCTTAATTTTTGCGATTTGTTTATATTCCTTTTCCGTGGCATTTTTGATAATCTTTTTAACTAGTTCATGATCTTTCTTATATTTTGTATGATATTTTGTATTTAAACACTGTAGAGACATTATATTAATATAAAATTTATATAAATTATATATTAATCAATTTTTTCTTAATTACACCATAAAATATCACATAATTGTTTTCTTATCGGTATGTCTGAGTGATAGTGTTAATGAAAAATCAGTACCATTCAACTCGACTGTTTTTCCTAAATAATCAACTAATTCAATATCTAATTTTGATATATTTGTTATTTTAGGAAAAACATATTCTATCATTGAAACATGATAAACCTTATTAATAAATGTTGTTGCAGTATAAAGTGGGGATCTTAAATAAATTTTACTATATACAGGTTCATTGAAAAAATCATAATCTCCCCAATTATTTATTTTTAAAAAGATATAATCTTCACCAAATGTATTATGATTCTTTGTTGCAGTTAATATTGACGACATTAATGTTTCATTAAACACAGATGATAACGTAAAATTATTATTTAATAATCTATAACCTAAATAATATCCTAATGATGGATATGTTAAACTATTAATATTTATAATATTATTGGTAAATGATGATTGTGTACTACCTTGTGTATTAAAATTAATTTGTAATGGAGCTATATCTTTATTTAATATATTTGATTTTGTAAATTGTTCAATAGTTGTCCAATCATCAGATGTATAATAAAATCCATCATAATTATTACTAAACGATACCTTTAATGTATTCGTATTTACACTCATAGAAATATTATATAATACATTATTTGTTGGTGTTCCAGATACATTATTTATATAATATATTGATTTTTTACTATCTATTAAATTATCCAAAATACCAGATCCAGTATTAGATGGAATAAAAGTATTTGATGATACATATTGTTCATATAAATCACTTTTAAATTGTGTTAAATTTATTGATAATCCTGAACTATATGTAGCTCCAGAAATAGTATCAACTCTAATATCATTAATAAATCTTTTATCAAAAATATTTAATGTAAATGAATTTATTGTAAAATGCCCACTATCTAAATTTATTGATGAACCATTATTTGATGATACTCTTTCATTATATTTTGTTTGAATATAATTTTGTATTAAAATAACTAAACCATACATACTATACCATCCACTATATATCGTCAATGGTGTTGCTAATGATATAGGATTAGATGTATCATTAAAATCAAATGTGATTATACAGTTATCATTTAAATAAAAAATATAAAAATATCTTTCTAAAGAAATATTTAATAAATCTTCTGTAATTAAAGAATTAAATAATGTTTTAATACTATCAATATGTTGTAATTGTGTATTCTCTAAAGAAATCTTTATTCCAATTGGATCATTTATTACATCTGGTAAATGTAATGTTACATAATTATTACCTTTTGTTGAACTAATATAATTTATGGTATTTGTGAGTTCTAATGTTTCAAGTCTAACTGCAAGTATATTTTTATATATGCTTTCAAAATTTATTGTGAATTTTGATTCATTAGAATATTTTGAGAAATCCCTATATCTCGAATCTATTAATATTTGAGTATTTATCATATTATTATATAATATATATAAATCTTTAACTAAACTTAAATACATGAGAACATTCTAAACATTCTACAAAGGTAGTTGGTGGTTCATCTCCTGCTCTTGTTTGTTTTTGAGTAATAGAACAGTTTGATTTTTTACATTTTGAACATGTAAATACAGATGAACCAGTTTTGTTATTTTTTTTATATTCTTCCATTTCTCTTTTCTTGGTAATATTTTCATATTTATCAGGATTAATTTCTTCTGGTTTTAAATATGCGACACTACTACTTTTAATTTTTCCTGATTTAATTCCACTTAAAAGATATGTAGAATTTGAATTTGTAATTTCATTAATAATATCATTACTTTTTGTTTCATAAATTGATTGAATTAAAAACATTGGTGTATCATTTGTTTCGCCATAATTTATACAAAAATCATAAATACTTTGTTCAATTTCTTTAGCTAATGTATCATCTAACACCGCATTATCTACAATTGGTTCTTTATTTTTTGTTGCTTTTTTTGTAGGTTTTTTTACAACTTTATCATCTTTATCATCTTTATCATCTTTTTTAATATCTAATATTTTAGATAATATTTCAATAACTTTATTTCTACATTCATGTTCAATATCCATTAATAATATAATAATTGTTGTTTTAAATATAATTATTTCATTTTTTCACAAATATTAATAAAATAAATTATAAAACAAATTATAATAAACCTTGTGCAAAATCCCAGGTATAGTCGATAATCCATTTTTTTAATGGATTAATACATCCGTCATTATTAATTACACAAGTATTCTTGTATAGAGAACTAACCAATATTAATGGATCAATTGCTTTTAATATTTTCATATATGAAAAAGAATTATAAAATGATGGTAGATACAAATTTAAATTATATTTATTAACTAGTTCATTTCGTGGTCTGTATAGTAAATGATTAAATTGTATTGGTCCATTAATTGATGCATTTGTTGGAAATATTTTTTTTAAGTGTGGCATATTTAAACAATAATTAGTAACCGTTGTATGTTCATTTTTATTTAATATTGTACCAAATCCTCGTGCTCTATATTTATTAATAATTTCTATAATATCGGTACTTCCTGTAACATATTTATAATCAATATTCATATATGTCATGTGAGAACTAATACAAGATGGTGTTAAATATACATTACCATCATAATAACCTCTAACACATGGTAGATGAAATTGTGATACATGAGAGAAGAAATCATTTGAACAAATTTTAAATAATTCAAATGAATGTTTAAGATATTTTGAAGTAATATTATATTTAAAAGTGTAAGCTAGGTCAATTTCTTTTGCGCTATGATTATTAACATATATTTTAAATTTAACACCAATAGTTTTATATATATCTGGATATTCTTCTTCAAGAGTTTTAATTTCTTGTTCTGTATAATTTTGAATTAATTCTTGATATTTTTCTTTTTTTAATTTATCATAAAAAGGTTTGAATATCTCTTGTACTTCGTCAGAGTTAATATTATTCATGATCCATTTTATTTTTGATGGATCTTTACTAATATTTTTATCAATAAATTGTTTTGTAACAAATAAATATCCAATTTTATTTAATATTAATTCAACATCATTATATTTTTTATTTGTTTTTAACATATTAATACATATTTGTTTATAAAATGCATTAACATTAGTTATAAATGTTTTTATATTTTTTGCAATAAACATAACGTCAATATCCGATTCATAATAATATTCGTTAAAATATTTATCAAATGTACAATTTTCAATAACATTCATTAATGGATGTTTCTTTTGAAGACACGCCGTCATAATACTCCCACAAATTGCAACATTATATTTATGGAAATCAAAGTTTTCAAATATATCAACATTTTCATCATTAATACAAAATATATTCATTCTATGAATAAATTCTTTTAAATTACAAATACCATTATTTCTATACATAATATTATTAATTTCAGGTATCCCACCAATATTAGTATCTTTTAATAATTTTTGGTCTGATACAAGTATTGGCATATATGGATTTTCTTTCATCTTTGTATGAAAAAATGGAAATACAGGTAATGTTGATGCAGTATCAATATCAAATATACAAGTATCTGTTTTAATAAGAGATGATTTTTTAATACATTCTTCATAATAAAACATTATCCAAGAATATGATAATAAATACTTGAATAAGCACGCCATTGGTTTCATTCTAGGAACCATAATATCCATAATATGTTTATTATTAATTGCGAGATGAACATATTTTTTACTAATCATAGAATTAGTAAATAAGAAATATTGTTCTTTTTCATTTAATGAATCAAATAATTTATTATAAATTTCATGATTCATATCAGGTTTATCTTCGATTACATAATTTGAAAAAGAAGCAATATCAATATATTTTTTATCTTTATTATTAATATCTTTAATATAATCTTCATCATTTGTTAATATTTTTGATTTTAATACTTTACTAATATTATTAATTACAACTGTATTATTTAATCGCCCAATATCAAATGTGATTCGTCTTTTATTAAATTGTTCTGTAATATTAATTAAACAATTTTTTTCACATGTCCAATATGTAGATTCATGTATATTATTGATTAATTTAAATAGTGTATCTCCTGTGTGTGTTTGTTTTTCTAAATAATTATTCATTAATATTAATTTATATATGTTATCAATATCATTGGTAATATTATATTGATTCATATATGTTGATAAATCTAAATAATGTATATTAAAAATAGGTAATATTAAATTTTTATCATTTAATGTATAATTAAATATATTAAATGATTCAATTTCTGTGTTTGATTTAATCATTAATTTATGAAAAAATTTAGATATATTTTTTAATATAATTGAAATAGAAACTTTATAAATCATTAAATTGGATGTTACATTTTTATACAGTTTTTCACTAACATATAAATTATAAAAATCAATTGGTATGATATCATGATCCCTTTTTAAAAGTATGTATACTTCTTTATAATATGTATCAATATTTTTAGATGTAATATCTATTGGAACATTATCGTCATTATGGACAGTATAATTAAGTTTATTGATTAATTGATTTTGGATTATCGAAGTCATTAAAATATATAAGATTATGTTATTTAATGAAAGATAAATCAATTTTTTATTTAAATCCATTTATTGAAGGAATTAATAAATTAGTCAATGTGGAATTTAAACTTTCATTTTCTTTATCTAAACGTATTAATTCTACACTTTTTACACCTATTAAATTATACATTATACCTTTTTCTTTAATAATTAAATTATTATTTGTTTTTAATTTTAATTTTAAATCATTATATAACTCTATTAGATTATGAAATTGTACTTCATTTTCATTTAAGTTATTATTAATTAAGTTATCATAATAACTTTGAATAAATGGTCTCATTTTAATTCCTTCATAAATATCATCATTTGCATTCGCAATTTGTTTGTCGGGTTCTGCAGATTCTGCGATTGCTGCTGCAATTTGTTTTCTTTCTTCTGCATCCGTAGACTCTGTGAATGCTGCTGCATCCCTAGATTCTGCCAATGCAGCTGCCATTTGTTCGGTGTCTTGTGCATCTTCAGTAGATTCTGCTAATGCTGCTACCATTCCTGGGTCTTGTGCATCCGTAGATTCTGCTAATGTTGCCATAGATTCTGCTAATGCTGCTACCATTTCTGGTTCGTGTTCTACCTTATTTTGACTGGCTTCATGGAGTTTTGCCGCTATTTCTGCGTTCTTTATAGATTCTTTGATTGCTTTAGCTAACTCTGATTCAACAAATTGTGATGCTTTTGCTGCCATTTTATGTTGTAGTTGTGTTGCAGAACCTTTTAGTTGCTCTACCTCCTGTGTTATTATACTATGATCAATTACTGATCTTTTACCTATTAAGTTTATATTATATTCAACCTTATCCCCGAGATTTATCGTGTTTACTGCTTCAAAATGTAATCCTAATTGTGCAATATAAACATCAATTGGGTCGGTAGTATGATGAGGTATTTTATATTTAAATGTTATATCTTGTTCAGCATATTCCTTAGGAAAATAATCATAAATCGGCATTGGTATTTCCATAGTTGAATCACCAATAATTTGTTTATTACCGCTAGTAGTTGACGCAATAACACTAACACGAATATTAAAATAAATACAAATACGATGTAATGCCAATGCGTGAGTTATATTTAAAGAATCCCATAAATTGTTATAATTATTAATATATGAAAGACCGCCAATAGTTCGCAATTCTTCAACAGTAATACCAGGTGCAATTTTAGTATGTTGTAATATGTTCTTTAATGATATAAATAAACAATTGTTTCGTGTTTTGTATTGACTACCATATTGACCATATCCTTCTTCAACACCGTTATTATTTTGTGTAGTTAATGTATAATCAGTGATCTTTAAATGATTTTGGCCTATATTACCACCACCACCACCACCATCAGTATGCATTTCTTTACCAAGTAAAATATATATTTGTTTAAGAGTAAGGGGGTCTTCACTGTCATCTTGTATTATTTTTAGTAATTTAATTTCCTCTTTTGTTAAACCATGTTTCAATAATTCGTCCAAGTTTAATCCCCCCCCAATTAATTGATATTTTTTTAAATTTAAATATTTTTGTTTATATTTTTCAGCTTTTAATTTATAATTCATATATATTTAAAGATATATTTTAAATTATCCTTTTATTTTAATTAAATCAGAATCAATATTTTGATCTTTTAAATAAGATCGAACATAATCAATATGATTACCTTGTAATTGAATAATATTATATGATTCACCATCATCATTTTCTATTTCTTTTAAAGTACCGCCACAACTAGTCTTTTTTTTAATTATTTTAATATGTTCTTTTAATTCTACATCAGATAGACACCAACCAGATATAAATGTATTTTTTTTACGACCTGTTGATTCCATCCAAATTTCAATAAATTTGGTTTCTTTTATTTGGATTTCATTGTCTTCAATTTCATCAAATGGATTCATTATAATAGTATTATTATTAATTTAATATATATAAATATCAATTTTTTGATAGTATAAAAATTGATTATTATTATTAATATATATAATTACATATATTATACATGACCAATAACAAATGTAATAAATGTAGCAAACGTATTAAAATTATGTGTTTTGAGTGTAAATGCGATGGTGTTTTTTGTATAACTCATAAAAACCCTGAATCACATGATTGTACATATGATTTCAAAACATTAGGTAATCAAGATTTTATTAAAAATAATCCACAAATCATATCACAAAAAATAATCAAGATTTGACAAAGTCTTGCGAATTAAATTACTTTAAAAAAAATCTAATTATATATATATAAAATGTCGAATTCTGAAATTGAAGATTACCATAAATATTTAAAATACAAAGCAAAATATAACAAATTACTAAAAGATTTAGAGGGGGGGGGTGTGTTTTTTTCATCAACAGGTCAAAAAGATATGAAAGCAACCCAAGTAAATACAACAGCAAAGGAAAAAGCGAAAAAATTAGTAGAAAAAGACTTAGAAAAAGCAAAGGTTAAAAGAGTTAATACATTAAAAATACAGATAAACTATTTATCCACCATAGAGAATATATTTAATGCTGTCAAAAACGCACGTTTTGAAGAACAACAAATTGAACGGCATCTTAAAGAGAAATTAGATCAGCCTCTTAAAAAAAAATAGAATTGACCCAGAATGGCATAAAACACCATAAAAAGTCTCGTATGTAACAACACTTTAATTTAAACGCATTAAAAGCATAAATAATATTCGTTTTTAAAAAATCTAAATTATAATGCTATTATAATGGAACCAAGAAAATATAATAGTATTTTTAGAAAAAAACTGGTCAATAATTTTGAAAAAATAAAAAATAAATCAGAATTACTAGATATTTATAATATTATTATTGAAGATATAGGTAATGATTTTTCAACTAATCAAAATGGTATTTTTATTAATATGAATTTATTATCTGATAAAAGTATAAAAAGTTTGGTTGATTATATTGACGAAAAAATAACATTATCTGCATCACAAACTGATACAGAAAAAATAAATTATAAAACATATAAATCAGATGACATTGAAAATAATATATCTGATAATGGAATAAAATTAAGTAATCAAGAAAAAAATATTATTAAAAGAATTAGAAATAAAGCTTGATAATTATTTAAACGAAATCCATAAATCTTTATCTTTATCTTTTTTACAAATATGATTAAACAAACAAATAATTGTTTGTTTATTTACATTCATTTTTTTTAATAAAACCAATAATCTTATAGTAATTTTGTATTTACGTTCTTTATTTTGTATAAATGGTTCATTTGATATATTTAATTTAATCGGCGTTGTTATAATATCACTTTTTATATCTGTTTTATCTTCTTGTATTGTAAATTGATGATCTGAATCACCTTCTAATAGTAAATATGTATCAATATTAATATTAATTTTTAATGTAGAGTGATAAAATAGATCATTATTAATATTATAATGATTAATTCTGGTTACTTTAATACTTTTTTCAAAACCATAAATATTAGTATTATCTTTTTTACTTAAATTTTTAATAATAATATAAATTGGTATTATATATAATATAGATTCTTTAATATTAAATTTTGATAATACACCAACAATCTTATTGTCAATAAAAACAGGTGAACCTGATAAACCTGATATATTTTCAATTGATTCATTTATTTTTGTTTTAATATATGGGATTGTTAAATTTTCACTGATATTATCATATGGAATAAATTCATAACCAATTACAGTTGTTTTATATCTTTGATCATTTGTTTTAATAAAAAGAATATCGTCTGGTTTAGGAATTCTATTGAAAATATTGTAATTTATAACAAAATCTTTAATATTTACTTTTCCAATATTCATAATTAAAACCTCACTCCAACAAGAATTAATATAAATATCCAGTTTCATATTATCAATTAAAGTATGAACTGAATCAACAGGTAAATTATGATGAAGTGATATTATATAATTTTGTTTATTATAATTCAAAATAAAACTATTTAATTTTTGTTCAATAGTTTTATTTAAAAATAATTGTGTTTTAATTTTTAACAGTATAATTTCATTAATCATAATTTTATATTATATTTAATTATAATAAAATTAAATCAATTTTTTCTATTATAGGTTATAAATATATATATGGCTACTAATGCTATTACAAGTATTTTAAATGATATTGGTATTGGTGGTAATGAACAAACTCGTTTAATTAATCAATATTATGCTTTGACAGTTGCAGCACAACACATATTAATTGACGGTATAATGTCTGATGGTAACAATACACCTTTATTTAATGAACTTTTAGACATTGATAGAAATATTAACACATTTGGTGATACCAATAATTACAATGTTTTACCTGTATGGCAAGTGTTAAAAGCGGAATTAGGAATACTGCAATATAATACTATTACAAAAATGGATATAAAACAACTATTGGGTTTAATTAAAGATAAAATAAAAAAACTAAATGAAATTACTATGAGAGATAAATTTAGTGTTGATGATGATCATGCTGCAACTATCGATAGGAATACTGTTGGTCGTACTACTGCTACAGGTCATACTGATGTTGATGATTATGATGCTGAACGTGATACTGTTGGTCGTACTACTGCTACAGGTCATACTGCTGTTAATGATTATATTGCGGATGATGATTATGATGATGAACGTGATACTATTGATCGTACTACTGCTACAGGTCATACTGCTGTTGATGATTATGATGATGATGATGATTATTCACCTTCTAATACTGATGAGGTTTATGATCTTAGTGATGAGGCTGCTGCGTTAATTCATGAGACTAATCTTAATATTACTCCAGTTGATCGTATTGATGATTATGATGATGATGATGACAATGGTTATGATGCTGCAGCTGCTATTGCTGCTGTTCATAGAGATCTTGATGCTGTTCATAGAGATCTTGATGCGGTTTTTGATGATAGTTATAAAGAAGCAGCTAATATTTTTAATCATAAAAATTATTTAAAATTAGATAGTGATGTGGTTAATACAAAAAAAAAATATTTAAAATATAAACAAAAATATTTAAAATTAAAAAATATTTCATTTCTATGATATAATATTATTACACTCCATACTATAAAACAGTTAAAACCCATCATAAAATAATGTAATTATACAATATTACAGATGATGTTAATAGATATTTGTATTTAAAGTATGTATTGATAACGTAGGTTATACTACTACCGAGAACATGTAGAAATAGCTATTTTTTTTAGAACAATAAACATTGGTATTATCTTTTTTAATGGACATAAATTTCAAGTAGATGATTCTGATAGTGATTCATTATTTACACACAGAACGTGACAATGGTGCATTTTTTAAATCGGGTATTCGATATAATACATGTGTGAATTAATTAAATCAAAAAAAGTCTGCACAACGGGTAACACAAAGAAAACTCTATAAAAAGAATAACAACAATACAGAATAGATCATTATTAATATTATAATAATCTATTCTAGTTACTTTAATATTTTTTTTAAACCATAAATATTGGTATTGTTAAATTTTTACTAATATTATCGTATGGAATTACAGTTGTTTTATATCGTTTATTTAAATAAAAAGAATATCGTCTGATTTAGGGATTCATAATTAAAACATCACTCCAACAAGAATTAATATAAATATTCAGTTTCATATTATTAATTAAATTATAAACTGATAAATTATGATAAAGTAAATAATTTTGTTTAAAAATAATTATGTTTTAATTTTTAATGGTATAATTTCATTAATCATAATTTTATATTATATTTAATTAAAATTAAATCGATTTTTTTCTATTATATGTTATATATATATGGCTGCACATGTACCTGTTGTTCCTACTACTACGGCTATTACAAATATTTTAGGTTCTCTTGGTATTGTTGGTTATGAACAACAACGTTTAGTTGATCAATATTCTGCTTTAACAGCTGATAAGCAACATATGTTAATTGACGGTATAATAATGCCTGATGGTAGAAATACACATTTATTTGATGAACTTTTAGCCATTGATGCAAGTATTAACACATTTGGTACCACCAATAATTACAATGTTTTACCTGTTTGGCAAGAGTTAAAAGAGGAATTAGGAATACTGCAATATAATACTATTACAAAAATGGATATAACAAAACTATTAGGATTAATTAAAAAGAAAATAAGAAAACTAAATGATATCGCAGAGAGAGATAAATATAATGATGTCAATACTGTCAATACTGGTACTATTCGTGCTAATGAACGTGCTGCACATGCTGCTGCACATGCTGCTGCTCTTGCAGTTGTCGCAGGTAGTGTCTATAGTGGTAATATAGTTGTTGGTCAGGCTGCTGCTGCTGCTGCTGCTGCTGCTGCTACTGTTGCGGCTACAGCGGCTGCTGTTGTTGCTATAGGTGCTGGTGCTAGTGCTATTGCTGCTGTTGCTGCAAGTGCTGATACCACTGCTACTGCTGCAGGTACTGCTGCTGCCAATGTTGTTGTTAATGCTGCTATTGATGCTGGTGCTGGTGCTGGTGCTGCTGAGGCTGCTGCCAACACTGCTTCTACAGATGCTGTTACTGTTAATGCCGCAGCAGCTGCTGCTGCTGTTGTTTTCAATGTTGCCATCGCTGCTGCTGCTATTGTTGTTGGAGGTAATATTGCTGCTGCTGCTGCTACAGGTGCTGCTGCTGCTGCTACCAGAACAACTACACGTGATGCTGCTAGTGCAGCAGCAGCAGTAGTGACAGCTGCTGCTGATGCTGCTGCTGCTGCTGGTGTTGTTAGAAAATATTTAAAAACAGGTATTAATGATTTAAATGCAGAAAAAAAATATTTAAAATATAAACAAAAATATTTAAAGTTAAAAAATAAAGAATAAAAAAGATTTCATTTCTATAACATAATATTATGCCAGAAAAGGAATTATCTGAAGATCGAAAAAAAGTACGAAGAAGACAAATAAATGATTTAATAAAAAAAGATGGTAATCATTTACTTGATAAATTAGGAATTTCAATTAATGAACTGATAAACAGTGGGATTAATATTCTCTACACAACATTACAAAAAATTATTAAAGATTATTTGTTGCAAGAAATAAAAAAAATTAACACAAACTTTATCCCCCAAAACACCAATATATATTTTTTAAATAGTTTTTTAATGAAAACACAACATGATACAGAAACTCTTAATAGACCCAAAACGGAAATTGATTTATTACAGGACCAAATATTACGGGACCTGTTTGGTATAAATGACGTTGATATGAAATCATTAGATTCGTTGATGGAATTATACAAAATTACAGACGAAGTTGATAAATGTTTGTATTTAAAATATGTTTTTGAATGTATTGATGCGGTAGGTTATACTACTACTGCTCATTCATTAAAGTTATTACCGACAACAAGAGATAAATATAGCTATTTTTTCATTCATTATTTATTAACAATGTGTTATTTACTTAAACTTTCTATTAGGGACGGAGTGCATGTATTAGATGAGTTTAAAAATATTGATAATGGACATAAATTTCGAGTAAATGATTCCGACAGTGAATCATTATTACACATGGATCATGAAATTGGTACATTTCTTAAATCAGGGGGTCAAGATGATACAATGAATGAATTAATAAAAACATTAGCGTTCCTACAATTAAAGGTTTTAATTAAACAGAAAGAGACTGTACAAAAACCACTAGCAACTGCGTCTGTAAAACCTCCCAAACCAGGACAGGGCTGGAACATATCTAGTCAACTGACTGAGACCCACACGGCAGATGGAACTCATAGCCCTCTTGTTGCACATCGTGGTCATCCGTCACTTGGTTACGCAACTCAAGCACATAAAAATGGTTCCAAAGAAAAGAAATATTTAAAATACAAGAGGAAATATTTATTATTAAAAAATAAAATTTAATTTCTATTATTTAATAATTATTCATGAATAATATATTATTAAATAATCAATGTAAAATAGTTAATATTGTTTGGATAGAAAGGGGTATAATATTAACATTAATATATTATATATGTAAAAAATACAACATCTTATTAAATAAAATAATAATAATTAATAATAAAAGATATCGAAAAATTATAAAATATATATTTCCAAAATTAAAAATAAAGAAATATACACAACATTATCATAATAACTTTTATTTTAATATTAGAAATATCATAAAGAAACAAGATATTATTATCGATTATTTAAGTAATTACGATGAATTTATTAATACTAAACAAATAAAGGTTATACCATGGTATGATATGAATGATGTGCTTATTTCGTATGAATATAAATCTAATAAAAAATTAAATGTTAATCGATATGTTATTTTTTTAAATAAATTTAAATGTTCAAGAGGAAATTATAATAATAATAATGTTTGGGATGCTATTATTGAACACAATATACTTTATAAATATAAATTATTTAATTCAAAAATAGATATATTATATTTCATCAATAACTTTATTAATACAAATTTTACAAATACTCGTGTTGAAATACCTAAAATATATTATGTTCCATTTAAAGAAAATCTTATTGATTTAGAACCAGAATTAGAACCAGAACCAAAAATAGAACCAAAAATAGAACCAAAAATAGAACCAAAAATAGAACCAAAAATAGAATGTCATGTTATACAGTCTGGTGATACACTTGATTTTATTAAATTAATGAATGCTAAATTAAAAATTATTAATCAATTAACAAAGGCTGATAGGTCATAATAGATGATATTTGTATTAAAAAAGAATTTATTTAACAATAATATTAATTAATGTTAAATAAAAATTGAAAAACATATTTAAAAAATATCTAATATATGATATTAAATGAATCTTGTAAGTCCATATCGAAATATTAAACAACATACTAGAATTTCAATCCATCCATATCATATGAATTCAGATATTATTCTTAATATTAAATTTATATTGAAAAAAAAAGAAAAGAAATGTAATAAAAATGGATTTATTGACGAGGTATATAAAATTTTAGAATATTCCGACGGTATCATGCCACCTGAAAATTTAAATGGTTCCATCCTTTATAATATTACATATCATTGTAAAATTTGTATTCCTATCGAAAATACTTTAATTATTGGACAAGTTAAGGTTATTAATCAAGAATTAATAATAGCAATTAATGGTCCAATAATGATATTTATCCCTAAAGAAAATATTGATAGTAATAACTGGGATGTAATAGATGGATATGAAAATAAAGCAACTAAAACAAAACTTGCAACAGAATCTTATATTAAAATTCAAATAACAGACAAACGAATTAATCAAAACGATAATCAAATTAAATCAATTGGTAGATTATATGATTTAGCTTCAAGTGATGAAGTTGATAAATATTTTGGTTCAAAAATAGTTAAAAATACTGATTCAGAAACAGAAAATAATATTCAAGATACTACTGAAACAGGTCCAGTTAAATCAAATTTTATTATATAAAATAAACAATGACAGTTATATTATCTAACGAGTTTAGTTCTATTGCACGTTCAGCTAATTTTTTTGAATAATTTCCTTTATATTTTTTTAATTTTAATTCATTAATATATTCAACTGCATCTTGGTTAGATAACACATCCCATAATCCATCACATGCAAATATAATAAATTTATCTGTTGGTGCAACTTTATATTTATAAATTTGTGGTAAATATGTAATATATGGCAAACTATCTAAATCTCCAAAAGCTCTTGATAGTGATAATCCTTTAACTCTCCAATCTGACCCATCATATTTAATTGTACCTCCTAATTGTTCTATTCTTTCTTTTTCGTATGGACAATTAGGTTTATGATCTAAACTTAATTGCTCTGCAATATTATTTTTATTACATTTAATAGCACGTGAATCACCGACATTTAATATCCATAATTGTTTATCATTCTTTTTATCTTTAAATAAAATACCAACACATGCGGTAGAACCACTACGTACAGCTGCGATTGGATGTTCTTTTTGTAAATTAGTATGTATTAACTGATATACTTTATTAAAATATTTAGTTATATATTTATCATTATTGTACAAGTTTTTTTCAAATTTGGAAATAAAAAAATCAGGCATTGTTTCTTTTAAATATCTACTAACAAGTTTACCACCATGTCCATCAAATACCCCAAAAAAATTAATATTATTTAATTTTTTATTTTCACCATTTATATTTAATATATGAACATGTTGATCTTCATTTGATTCTCGTTTTCCTTGCAACGAATGTGAATAAATTGACATCTTATATATTCAAATAGAAAAATATTTTTATATTTTTTATTAATACTATCAATTGTTTTTTATTAATAAAAAATATGTAATATATTAATAATGTCTGACGAATTAAAGGATGTAATATATCTTTTAGAAGATATATTAAAAAATGATAGTCGATTTAAAAAAAATGGTGATAATAAATATAAAAAAAATATAAAAAATTTATATATAAAAAGTATATCAACTAAACAGAATTTTAATAATTTAAATTATGTTTATTCACCTATGATATATCCTAAACAAAAAACATGTCCTATAGTTGAACAAAAAACATGTCCTATAGTTGAACAAAAAACATGTCCTATAGTTGAACAAAAAACATGTCCTATAGTTGAAGAAAAAACATGTCCTATATTTGAACAAAAAACATGTCCTATAGTTGAACAAGAAACATGTCCTATAGTTGAAGAAAAATGTCCTATAGTTAAAAAAAAATGTGATAAATATTTAAATCAACTTAATACTAGTTTAAATGATTTGAATACACAACTTAAAACAGATATGCTGTTAGTTAATCCAGAATAATTATGTTTTATTTAAAAATAATTTATTTAGGGGTTGTTTTAGAAACTTCTTCGATTTGTTCAGTTGCAGTTTTATTCATTGTTGTTAATTTCTCATTATGAGTATCTATAATTTGTTGTAATGTAGACATAGATATTAATGCTTTTTCTAATTCGTTTACAGTTTCTACTAGTTCAGTTGATTTTTCAGCAGAACTTTTTGTATTGGATGTATTAGAGGATGTTATTTTATCTATTAGTGTTTGTTCTGTTTGTTTGGTAGTTTCAAATTTTAGTTTAACATTTTCTAAAACAGTATTTTGATCGGATATTTTCTTTTCTGTTACATCCTTTTCTAATTTTACATCTATCAATTTCTTAGATTCATTAGTGAATTCTATAAGAACATTATTAGTATTAGTATGTAGGTTCGCTAATGAAGTCTTATCCGCATCATTAGCCATATTTAACACTATTGTATGTTTAGCAATACTTATACTATTATAAATTTCTTTATACTTTTTATATTGTTCTGTCATAAAATTAACATTTATTTCCAATAATTTAATATTATTTTCAAGGGTTGATTTGATAGTGTTTGTGTTAATACTTGACCTAAACTTATTTGCACTTACCAGTTTATTATCACCCGCTTTAAATCCGTTCCACTCAACAGCCCCCCCTAATTGTTTAAATTTATAATCAGTGTATGATAATGTTTTAATTTTGTCATTGAGTTTTTCAACATATTTATTTCTTTTTTCAATATAATTATCCATATATATATATACAATGGATAATAAAAATTTTTATAAATTAAAAAAAAAAATTAAAAAATTATCAAAAAAGCTAAATATAAATTATTATGAATTATTGGATTTATACAAGACTTTAATTATTCAATATTATACACAAAAATTAATTTAATTTTGTATATACCCACTGGTCTGTAGAAAAAATTAAACTTACTTTACCTTTTTGATAACCTTTTGCAATTTCGTCATCTAGTGTGTGTTTATATTGTACGCTATATTTATTAATTATCTTTAATGCTGTATTACATAACGATTGATGGGTAACAATTAAAATATTATCATCTGTTTTATAATATGTTTCAATTATATTTTTAAGTACTCTTTTCATTCTATTTTCACAATCTGTTGCATTTTCTGGATATTTTATTCCAGTTGGTTTAATAAATGATGTATAATTTGGATTATAATTATATTTTTTAGCTAAATATTCTGGTAAAGAAAGTCCAACTGATTTAACAGGGATTATTGTCTGGTGATGTATTTCACACAAACCGTATTCTAAATTAATTGATTGTTTAGTATCTTTTGTAAATGGATCAACAGTTTGTAGTGTGCGAATAAATGGTGACGAAAAAATTTTATTTATATTATTATTTTGTAATACTTTACTTAATTTAATTGAATTATTTAAACCATTTTCTGTTAATGGTGAAAAAAATGTACAATCACATGGTCTATCTTCGTGTCTTAATATAAATATTTTCATTATATATTAAGAAATAATTTTATTTAATAATAATAATAATATACCCACCATAATTATACAAAATATAATAAATTGATATAAATTAATACTTGTATTATCAGGACAAGTTTGCTTTTTTTCAACTACATTTTTTTTATTTATTAAATCTAATTCTTTATCTTTTTCTTCAAAATTTTTATTAAATTCTGCAGCATCAAATTGAATATTAATATTTCTATCTGAAAATGCAGTTGTATTATTTGATGCCATATATATTAAAATAGATATTATTCATCTAACGGAGGTGCAATAATATCTTGAACAATATCTTTATAAGTAATCATTCTCATTTTACAACAATATCTTTTTAATTTTAAACTTAATAATAATTTCGATAATTCATCATCCTTTTCTTCACTAGATAATTTAGGATTTTTACAGATTTTATCTTTTCCATTTTCATATATAATTACTTTATTAGAAAGGAATTTTCCACATGTTGCACAAATTGAAGTTAACATTATTTAAATATATATAAAAAGATATATTTAAATAATTTAAATTCAATTTTTTAAAAAAATTGATAATATTATTTATAGATATTATTATTTTTTAAAAAAATTGATAATATTATTTATAGAAATAATAATTAATATTATTAATGACCTTAACCACTTATATTAATGATGGATACCTGTATAAAAACAATGACGGGATTGAAGAAGTTATTCAAATACCTTATAATTTGAATAATATTTTAGTTCAAGAAAAAGATATTATTCAAATTTTGGATAAATGTAATGTCACAGTTGAAAAAATTAATGAACATAAATACTTTATTCAAGCATTTACACATAAATCATATTGTAAGAAAGAAATTTTTCCTGATAAGATTCTTTATGATGCAAAAAAAGAACTTGGAGATACACCAGAACTATTAGAATTATTTGATGCTAGTTATGAACGTCTTGAATTTTTAGGGGATAGAGTTTTAAAAATTATTGTATCAATGTATTTATTTCATCGTTATCCAAAACAGAATGAAGGATTTATGACAAGACTTCAAACAAAATTAGAAGATAAGAATAATTTAGCAATAATGTCAAAAGAAATTGGGTTAGGTAAATACTTTATTATTAGTAAACAAATTGAATCAATGAATGGACGAAATTTAGATAAAATTCATGAAGATATTTTTGAATCTTTTGTTGGTGCATTATTTTTATCAAATGGTTTTGAACCATGTATGTTTTTAATTATAAATTTATTAGAAACATTAGTTGATTATTCAGAAAAATTATATTGTGATAATAATTATAAAGATCAATTATTAAGATTACATCATCAAAATAAATGGACTTTCCCAAAATATATTACAATTCATTATGAAGGACTACCTCATAAACGTAAATATATAATGGGTGTTGAAAAACATGATGTTAAACCAGGTGATGCACTCGAACATAGGTGTATTGCATATGGTATTGGTAATTCAAAGAAAGAAGGAGAACAAAATGCTGCAAAAATGGCATTAATTAATCATAATATTCTTCAACTAGACCAGTATACTCAATCAGATATTTATCACCCACCATGGAATAAAATATTAAATGGTAATAATGAAGTTGTATTATCTATTGAACAAAAAGACTATGATTCTGATTCATCCAGTCATTCTAATGTTTCTAAAAAAAGTATTTAAGATTTTTTATTTTAGTTTAAATTCGTTTATTTATATAAAAAAAAATAAATATTATTAAATGGTTGAACAATTTCAGGCTAAATTCTTTTCAAAAGATACAATTTCTGGATTAAATAAAATATTATTACAACAAACTAATAATCAAAATACATCACGTGATAATAAACAAGCATTAATTAATATTTTAATTAATAATATGAAAAATATTTTTAGACAGATAGATTTTAAAAAAATAACACCAACAAATATTAATATAATATTTGAACAATTTAAAAATAATTCTCTAAAAAATGCAATAAGTGAAGTTAAATCATCATTAACATCTTCTGACCACAAATTTAATAGAGATTTTAAATCTACATCCACTCAAGGAAATAAAATGATGATTAGACCAACTGCAACTAAAAATAATGTTTCCGCACCTAATAATAATAATAATAATAATAATAATAATAATAATAATAATAAAAAAGACGATTCATTTTTAGATAGAGCATTTGGACCAATTGTAGATAATTCAAATGATCAAGACCGCTTTAATAATTTTTCTAATGAACAGAAACATGGAAATACAACTGATTTAATGAATAATGCACAACAATCGAGAGATCAAGAATTAAATTTTCGTAACGAAAGACCACCTACTCCTGACTTTCTAAAATCAATTAAAATAACTAATAATTCCCAAGAACAACACACTAATAATAATAATAATAATAATAATACTAATACTAATACTAATACTAATACTAATAATCGCAATAGTAAACCAAATTTTAGAGATGGTACATCTGATGATTTTAATACTGAATTTAAAGGGTTATCTAATACTGTAGGAGATGATTTATTTAGTATTGATAATATTGATCAACCTGTTATTGAACAAGATATAATTGAAGATAATAATTCATTTGAAGATAGATTAAAAGGATTACAATCAGATAGAAACTCTATTAAATTTAGTAATAATCAAGGTTCTATTGATTTTACATCAAAAGAATTTCCTATATCAGAAATTGGTGATAATACGTTTAACACAAATTCAAACACAAATTCAAACACAAATTCAAACACAAATTCAAATATAAATCCAAATTCAAAGTCTAAATCAGATACAAGAAATAATCAAACTAATAATCAACAAGATACAATAAACAATCAGTCTAATAATCGCAATCAACCTGATACAAGAAACAATCAGGCTAATAATCGCAATCAACCTGATACAAGAAACAATCAGTCTAATAATCGCAATCAACCAGATACAAGAAACAATCAACAAGATAACAGAGATAACAGAGATATAAGAAATAATCAATCTAATAATCAACGTGATAACAGAGATAACAGAGATACAAGAAACAATAGCACTAATAATCGCAACCAACAAGATAATATAGATTCAAGAAACAATAACACTAATAAAGTTTCTAATAATCGCAATAACAATCAACGAGATAACAGAGATACAAGAAATAATCAGTCTAAAAATCAACAAGATAACAGAGATACAAGAAACAATCAACAAGATAATAGAGATAACAGAAACAATCAACAAGATAACAGAGATACAAGAAACAATCAACAAGATAATAGAACCAATCAACAAGATAACAGAGATACAAGAAACAATCAACAAGATAATAGAACCAATCAAAGAGACAACTATTATGATAACACAGACGAATTATCAAATATTATATCTGATTATCAATCAGACGTTTCGTTAACAAATACATCTGATGATCAACAATATGATAATTTTTCAACACCAATTAATAAATTAAAAAATACTAAAAATGAAATAGCATTTGATGATAAAAGAACATCTGATAATAATAAAATATTAGAATTAAAAGAACAAATTAAAACTGAATTTCAAATATTAGAACAAACAAAAACTGAACTTCATTTAAAAGAATTAGATTTTTTGAATAAAAATAATGATTTAAATACTAAAATATTAAAATATGATTATTTATTTAAATCAAATAACTTACAAATTGAAATATCAGACCAATCTAATTCGTCATATACATGGATGATGAAAAACCCAATAAATAATATAATTTGTATAAAATTAATTTCATATTCGATACCATCCCCAATATATAATATTAATAAGCATAATAATATATTAAGTTTAAAAATAGAAAATAGTGAAAATATAGAAAATGGTGAAAATATAGAAAACAGCGAAAATATAATTAACATCAAAATTGAATGTGGTAAATATAATATTGACGATGTATTATTTATTTTAAATAGTAAATTAATTGATACTAATATTAAAGTATCTGTTAATCATAGTCAAAAAATAATATTTGAATCAACTAACGGTATCAATTTTGATATAATTGATACTGTAATGAGTAAAGAAGTTTTGGGTTTTGAAACAAAACAAACCAATAATAATAAATATGAATCAGATAATATATGGGATTTGAGGATTGATAATAAAATCTATTTATTTTTAAATAATTTATCAACATCTCCATTCGGTAGTTTATTTTTTAATTATCAATCTGATTGTCATTTTAGATTTGAAAAACCATTTGATTTAGACCAATTAGATATAACCTTTAAAGATTCTAAATTTCGTGAATATGATTTTAATAATTTATCACATTCGCTAAGTTTTTTAATTGAACAAATTAATTAATTAATTTAAAAAATTAATCTATTATAATGTAATGGGAAATAAAAGGTTTATTTTTACAAATTTATTACCTGAAAATTTAGAGAAAAAAAGAGAAATTTTTAAACCAGAGAAAGACTTAATTTTATTAAAATATAATGATGTTTTTTGGAAGAAAATATTTCCAATTAAAAAAGATACCAGAGTTAATAATTACCAGTTGTCTAATATAGGTAGTTATAGTATTCTTTATCCAAATGATGCTGTTAAAGTTTCTGAAATAATCAAAAGCTTTTTACCTAATAAATCAACAATAACTGATGCAAATGCAAATATGGGTGGTGCTACATTAACATTTAGTGATTATTTTGATCATGTTAATTCTGTTGAAATAATACCATTTCATTGTAAAATATTAGAAAATAATATAAAAAATTATGATGCAAAAAATGTAACAGTTTATTGTAATGATTATTTAGATGTTGGTAATAAACTAGAACAAGATGCAATATTTTTTGATCCACCTTGGGGTGGTCCAGATTATAAAAAAAAGATAATAATGAATTTATATTTAGATGGTATATCAATAAGTAAAATTATAAAAAGTTTAATTGATAAAAAAAAAGTAAAAATAGTAGCATTAAGAGTTCCTATTAATTATGATTTTAAACAAATATTAGAATTAACAAATGAAAGTTTTACATATTGTTTTAAAAAACCAGATGGTAGATTGAATTTTTTTTTAATTATACTAAAAGTTTAATTATTATTTCTAAAAAAAATCTTGCGAGTTAAATTTATATTATTATCGGTTTGAATATTATTAATAATATCATCAAATGTACGACCCTCAATTAAATCAATAATAAAATTGATAGAATAAATACCACATTCAGAATTACCAAATTGATGTTGTATATGATTAAATTTAATATCAAAACTATCAATTAAATTTTTATAATATTTCCTATTATCTTTATCTTTACTATCTTTACTATATTTTTTTAAACAATTAATAATATTATTAATTGGTAATTTTTTATTAAATTTTTTAAAATATAAAAATTTTACAATTCTTGTTATAAATTTTTTAATTAATAACAATGGTGGATTTCCAATAGAATCAAAATAATATATATTATTTTTTTTTAAATCAATAAATAAACCAACCCAATGCGAACCATTTTTCCAATGTTCATCATGATTAATTACTAAACCAATTTTAGTTTTACCTTGTGTTATTAAATCATCTAAATCTAAATCTTTAATCCCTAATATTGGAATGTTATCAAAATCTAATGGAACAGCTCCAAGAAAATAAAAGTCTTTGTGTGTATTTTGATATTGTAAAAGAACCTCGTTAATATTTGTCGTATTTAACCATTCATTTTTTTTAATTGGACCTTCTGGTCTAAAAGTATTTTCAGTCACGCTATCTGATAATGCTTTTACTATATCTAATCTTAACCAACATGTCTGTTCGGTGCAAACATTTTGTAATTTTTTTTGCAACACTTTTACTAAACCAGATTTATCCAAATGGATATCTATTTGATCTTTATTTTTTTTATTATAATTTATTGATATTTCTTGTAAAGATTCAAATGTAAAACAAGATCCGTCATTATATGTATTATTAGGTGCACATTTTGTTTGTTCTAGTAAACTTGTTTCTTTTATTTTCTTCATTATTAATATTTAGATTTTTTAAAATATAATATAATATAAAAAAAATCTAAATAACTATATATGACAACTTATGAACAAAAATACTTAAAATATAAAACAAAATATTTAGATTTAAAAAATAATAAATTTCAACAAAATTTAACACAAATGGGCGGAAACGCAATTAACTTTTTTGATATACAAAATTTAACAGACACCCCAATTAACCAAGTACAAGGTACTCAAATAGGTGGGGAAGATGATAATGTACAAGGTAGGGAACAACAAAGAACCCAACAAGATACTCAACAACAAAGTGCAGATCAACAAGGTGTTCAACAACAAGGCGGGGATCAAACTATTGATTTTTTTGAAATCCAAAATTTAACTGATACACCAACGGCATTCAATATGGATGGAGGTAATGTAAATACATCAGACTCTTCTATTACTGTTAAAGGTAATTCAAAGAAACTATTTTCTGACGATAGTTCTGATTCAAGTTCAAGTTCTAGTTTAGGTTCAATAAATAGTAGTAGTGCTTCAATCTTATCTGCTCTTGAAGACGACGATTCTGATTTATTATAATTCCTTACATAACATAATATTTATATAAAAAATTGATATTATTAAATTAAATATTATATTCATAATATATTATGTCAAGTAAATTTATTATTAATGATATAAAAATATTAAGTTGTTGGGGATATGATTTACCATCAAACACAGATTGTACTATATGTCGATATAGTTTAAACAAACAATGTCATCATAATCATGATATTTTAACTGGATTATGTAGTCATTCTTTTCATAAAAAATGTATTTTACAGTGGATTTATAAAAATAAAACATGTCCAATATGTTTTTGTAATTGGATTGATAAAGATTAAAATGAATTCATTCAAGGTATGAGATGATTATTTTGTTTATATACTTTTAAAAAATTGAATAAAAATATTATATAATATATATCATATATTATATAATGACAACAACAAAATATATATTTGATTTAGATGATACATTATACAAACCATTAATTACAAATTTATGGACTTTATGTGCGAATGAAAATACAAAAACTGAATGGTGTTTAGATAACGAATTTTACGATTACATTAATCATGATAACAAATTATGTTTAGAACTCGAATCATTAAATGACCATGCCTATTTATTTACAAATGCGTCAAAAAAACATATGAATAAATGTTTAAATAAATTAAAATGTTCTAAATATTTTAAAAATAATACAATTAGTAATGATGATTTTAATAAAAGTTATAAACCAAATAATGAAGCATATTTTTATGCCATAATGAAGTTTAAATTACATCCATCTAATACAATTTATTTCTTTGAAGATTCTATTGAAAATTTAAAAACAGCAAAAAAACTGGGATGGATAACTGTGTTAATTGATCATAATAATCTTGACGAATATCCATATTATATTGATTATGTATTTAATGATATTATTATTGCTATACAAACTATTAAAAAGTTATAAATTATTTTTTATATAAAGATAAATTTTTATTTTAAATTAATGGAAAAATATTATTTAAATTCTGAATTAGAAATTGGTGTTGACGAAGCAGGAAGAGGTCCGTTAATTGGACGAGTTTATGCGGGTGCTGTTATTTATGGAAAAGAAACAGAAATAAATTTAATTATAAATGATTCAAAAAAATTATCACCTAAAAAAAGAAAAATAGCATTAGAATGGATAAAAAATAATGTAAAAGCATGGGGTGTTGGTTGGGCAGAAGCTGATGAAATCGATAATAAGAATATTTTACAAGCAACCCAAATAGCAATGGATCGTGCAATCCAAAATTTAATTACTAATTTTAATTTAAATAATGAACCAATAACATTAATAATAGATGGATTGGGTTGGGATAATAAATTTATTAATTATACAACAAATTCAATTGTCAAAGGCGATACTAAATATTTATCAATTGCTGCAGCATCAATAATTGCAAAAGAACATCACGATGAATATATTAAACAATTATGTTTAGATAATCCTGGATTAGATGATAAATATGGTTTATTAAAGAATATGGGGTATGGGACAAAGAAACATTTTATTGGAATAGAAAAACATGGGATAACAGAATTTCACAGAAAAACGTTTAAACCATGTTGTAATTTTTTATATGAAAAAATTGAATTTTTATAAATATAATGGTATATATAAATTTAGTATTATGAATAATTACAACAACTTATCAAAATTACCGTCACAATTTACGGTCAGTCCAGGGCTTCTAATGAAGCGCTTGACAACTATTAACAGACATGGACTACTTGGTCTTTTGTCTGTCACCGATCCTCAGGTTTTAAATAACCCAGAACTATTCATGATGGGTTTTACCAAACATCCATCGCTGTTCCAAGACATTTTCAATCATCTTCCGATCCAATTACTTCACGACGTGGATTTACAACGCAAAATATATCATATTCGCTTGGTAAAAACAACTCGATACATGGGACTTATCACCGATTCTGAGTTGTTGTTGAAATTATTGACGATTGATGTTGCCTTTATCGAAAACTGCCACAGTTCTTTGAAAAAAGACAAAATCCTCATGATGCGTTGTGTGAACTTGTACCCAGAATTACTTAGAACGTCTGAGGATATAACAGTGAATTATATCCATTTACAATTCGCTGTCAGGAACATTAATGGTAAAAAGGCATTTTTACTATGCACAACCGTTGAAGGTAGTAAAACATATCAACTAAATGGACACGAACGTGTCAAAAAGTCGATTTGTGATTTTCTTGGTGATTTCCAGTTTTCTGTTATTGACCAATTTTACGACACAACGCCAGAAATCCTTAGATTTAGACAAGATATTCCGACCTCGTACACGAGCAATTTTACACGCGTTGCACGGCTAGTTCGTATCGTCAAATACAAAAAGAGTTTCAAACTCATTGATGTGCCTCGATATGTCTTCCCCACCGCACAATCTCGGTTGGAAAGGCGGTTTCAATTATCAAGACGGATAACCGATAACATCGTCAGGCTTTCTTACTCTGTATTCAAAGATCTGAATGGTGTTTATCCAAACATTGTCGACAAGAGAGAGTGTATTCGGATCATCAAGCAGTTTGCATCATCGTGTGGGTTTAACATGATTTGATAGTATTCTGAAGTTTTTTCTTTATTTCGTTCTTTCTTTGATACGTAATAAGAAATATTATTATTTTAAATAATAATATTTTTTTTTAAAGATTTAATTTAAACAACATTATTATTTTAAATAATAATATTTTTTAAAGATTTAATTTAAACAACATGTTTTATAAATTATAGAGGTTACTAAATACGGATCCATATTTGACGCAGGACGTCGGTCTTCTAAATATCCGCATTTATCAACAGCACACTGGGTTGGTATTCTAATTGATGTATTACGAGTACCTACACCAAATGAAAAATGATCATAATGTCCTGTTTCATGTATCCCTGTTAATCTTGTTTGATTATCTTTACCATATACATCCATATGTGTTGAATGATTTTTATCTAAATTTGTAATATATTCATATATATGTTTAATACCTCCATCTTTTCTGGTTTGTTTAGTACTAAAATTTGTATGACAACCAGATCCATTTAAATCATCAAATAATTTTGGGTTATATGAAATTTTTATATTATATTTTTCTGCAATTCGTTCTAATAAAAATCGTGCTACGTATAAATGATCACCTGCATTAATTCCAATAGATGGACCAATTTGAAACTCCCATTGATTTGGCGAGACTTCTGCATTTGTTCCTGATACATCCAAGTCTGCGTATAAACAAGCATTCAAGTGTTCGTCAACTATAATTCTTTGGATAGAATTTAAACTTGTTCCACAATAAAATGTTCCTGATAAAGATGGTGAATTTATAATATCAGATGATTGAAAAAAGTATTCTTGTTCCAATCCAAACCACGATTCGTTATCAACACCAGAATTAAATATATTATTCGCATTATACCGTGTATTCGTTGTTAATGGATTATTATTAGTATCATATGTATCACACAGTACTAAATATGTATTATAAGCTGATTTATTTAAAGGATTTTTACAATAAAAACATGGTTTCATAATAATCTCTGTATTACCTGTATCTGATGCTTGATTTGTAGATGATCCGTCATAATTCCAATCAGGTATTTGATTAATTAATTTAATCTCATCTAAAATTAATATTCTTGTTTTTGATCTTAATTCTCCATCACCACCTATCCATATATATTCTATTATACATTTTTTCATTATATTAAAATATATAATATCCCCTTATATATTTTAATAATTTTGATATTTTAATATTTTTTTAATTTTAATAATTTTGATATTTTAATATTTTTTTAATTTTAATAATTTTGATATTTTAATATTTTTTTAATTTTAATAATTTTGATATTTTAATATTTTTTTAATTTTAATAATTTTGATATTTTAATATTTTTTTAATTTTAATAATTTTGATATTTTAAT